AATTTTCGGAAATGAATCATATAAGACAAGATGATAAATGTTATGTTGTGATTTATTCCTTAAATGATCTTTTAGACATTGAATCAATGTTAAATGTTTTTTGTTCAATAAACAACTTAGAAGCACATAAAATAAGAGCCGATATCTCAAATATTGGAATGCAAAATAAAATACAAGTTGTAGAGGTAGAAAAATATTATGAAAAATTTTGATTTTGATATTGATTCAATAATAGGAAAAACAATAAAAAATATTGATAATGATCTTAGTGAAGGTTATATAAAAATAACATTCACTGATAATACAGCCATTGTTTTTGAAGCCGATACAAGCGGAGATTACGGAGAATATAATACTCCAATAAGTTGTAGAAAGGGAAATGAATATGATGAAATATAGATATTATGATATACCTAAAATTGCAAAGATTTTCTTAAGTATTTATGATAGGTTGCCACAATTAATAGAGCAGCCAAATGAAGGATTTCAACTAGAATCATTTGTCCAGATATGGGGCAATACAAGCGGCGGACATGAAGGAATTGGCGGTTCTGCTATGACTTCACAATTAACAGTTGTTCTATGGAATGAAAAAAGAGCATTTATATTTTTTGATGGTAATTATGGCTATAAGATAAGGTTTTCTTTAGTCAATAAAGAATTATTTTTTAAAGATTTACATAATAAAAATATTGCTGGGGCAATATCTCAGAAAAAAAGATATCAAAAATAAGGAAATAGATCATCAATAAAATTTAGATCCATTTCCTATATGGGTAAACAAATATAACAAATTAAATTTATTTGTATATGATACAATAATTATTATAATACTTTTTACTTAGCAAAATTTGAAAAATATATTAATTTAAAATTATCACTTAGCAAAAAGAGCTTTAAAAAAATAGCTCTTTTTGTTTTTGCTAAATATAATATATAATAAAAATTAGAAGTTGCTAAATTAAAATTGCTAGGTTTAAAACTTCTAAAAAATGTATTTTGTGAATTTTACTTTCCTTTATTTTTTTAATGTTGCTAAAAACAAAAAATTCTTGCTAATATGATTAATTCTTACTTAGCAAGAATTTTTTGTACCTAGCAATTTTAATTTAGCAAGGTTTTAAGTTAGCAAATTTAACCTAGCAATATTAAAATTAGCAAGGTTTTAAGTTAGCAATTCAATTAATATTTTAACTTAGCAAGTTTTAATTTAGCAAAAAAAATAATTGCTAAATATAAATATTTATACCTAGCAATTATTTTTTTTAATTAGCAAATAATTATTTTTTTCTTAATCTGTTCCAATAATTTTTTGCATCTTTTTTTATTTTCTGAGTATGATCAATTTCCTTCAAGCATTTTTGAGAGAAATTTCTATTACATTTTTTGTTATTATAAAAGTAACAATTTTTGTCGTTGTATATACATTCCATTTGCCAATTATTCCTTTCTAATTTTTTTTGAATTTATATAAAAAATAAGAGAGGATAATCCCCTCTTAAATTAATCTAGTTCATACCATTTTTTACCTTTTTTATTTTTTCTATCTGTTACTATTTTATTGTTTTCAACTACGGTTGCTTCGGTGCAATCTTCACCGGGTTCAAGGTTACATGTTCCTTTTCCATTATTATGTTTACAGCTTTTTATTTGACAATTTCTAATTAATTCTTGTTCTTTTCCCATTGTTTTTATCTCCTTTATTTCAAAATATATCAGGCTCGGACAAATCTATATAACATAGTTGTCCTTTTGGTTCTTGAATTAAAAGCCATGCTGGAATATCTCCAACATCTTCTAATTCATTAATCCTTTCAATTTCACTTTCCGTAAAAAAATCTTTCATAATCAATTTGCCTCCCATAAATTTAATATTTTTCTTACTACATCTATTATATTACATAGAATCTATTTTGTCAACTCTTTAAGAAAATTATGGAAGATTTTCAACATTGCCCATCCTGCATCCTGCTTGTCTTGACAAAAGAAAATATTGTCAATATATCCTTTATTATACCAAGAATTTAATGATCCTATAAATGCATTCGGATGTAATTTTGATCTATAATTATGCTCTTTTATATCTTCTTGAGTAGCATTTTCAATTAAAAGAACCATTTTAGCTCCTGCTTCTTTTGCTCTTTTAAACTCATTTTTAAATCGTTCTCGGCGATTTATCGGATTATCCTTTTTGCCTGAAGTTAAATTTAGAGCTAATTCATCAAGACTATTTTTTCTTTCAATTACAATCAAATTTCTATAATCTGTGTTATGATCAATAAATGAATAATCACCGAATTTTAATGTTTGTTTTCTTTTAACCGATATTTTATTAACAGCCATATAATTTAATATATGGCTGTTCTCCTTTTCTCTAGAATCAATTAATATGATCATAACTTATCATTCTCATATCTTCTTATTAATAATTCTTTTTGGTTACTACCTTGAATTCTTTTTAAGATACTTTCTTCTTTGCGATTAAAAGAATATTTGCCAAATTTAGTTTCTATAAATACTTCCTTATAATTAAGCCCAATACTAGTTATTGAGTCAATATTAATTGTAAAATCAAGATATATTTCTTTATCATTATATTTTCTTGATAAAATATGTGGATCACCAATAGAAAAAATATGTAAATCACCAAATGAAATATTCCATTTAAATTCTATTGGATTTCTATGTAAAAAACGTTCTATTGTTAATTGATTCATAATATTATTCTCCTTTAGGTAATTTTGTATTGTGAATACTTTGAATCAATCTTAATGCATATCCAATCAATTCATCTTCTTTATTACCAGCAATGTCTAAATTATTAAATAATTCTTTAACTTTTTTTAGTTCATAATTTGTCTTATCAGATAAAATAATAAAATTCTGATCTTCTTTTAATTGATAAATTTCTTTGATTGTTAGGTCTTTTTTATATTTGTTTGATTTAATATCAATTTTAGAAAGTAAATAAAAATGATCTTCTAAAATTTTATTAATATAATCATCAATACTTTCATTAGATTTTCTATTTTCTAATATCTTATCTAATAAATTATTTTCTATGGCTATTTTACCTTCCTTTCTCATTTTCATCATCCTTTCCATACAATCTTTGATATTCTTCAGATATCGTTTCAAATGTCATATAAATAACTTTTTGTCTAGCTTTTTCAAAAAATTCATTAGCTTTCGGGAAAGCCAGTATATATTTTTTATATAATTTATTATGTAGATTTGTAGCAAATTTGCTTGATAAAATCATTTCTTTATTGTTGAGAACTATAAAACCTTTAGCATCATAATTTTTTTGAATAGCAATTTCTCTATCGTATTTTTCAGTTAAATAATAATATGAAATAAATAGTTCGTAAGCATATTCATAGGCTTGATCTTTCATTTTAATCTTATTTAAATTATCTTCTAAAATTTTATTACTTTTTCCATTATTCCTAGACATATTTAAATAATGTTCTTCAGCTATAAAAGTATTTGTTGAGTCAGTCTTATATTGTTTTTTCTCCATATCTTTTAAACAATGAGAAATTAATCTTCCTTCAGCTAAAATTAATTTCTCAATGACTTCTGTATAGGTTGATTTTTGATATTTTGCAATATCTTTTAAAATTTTTTCTGCTTTTTTTGAAAGAATTATTCCATAAATATTTTCATCATCAAACATTTTAAATTCAAAATTAGTATTACTTAACCTGAAACATTCTTCGATTCTTGGAATGTTAGGATGATATTCTCTATGAAATAATATTCTATTGAATAATATGCAATGATGTTTTGTTAATTGATTATCATTCAATTTAATTTTATTTTGTTCTTCTTCAGTTACATTTAAAAATCTGCATCTATTACAATATTTATTAGAATCAATTTTTTCTTTATTCATTATTTTCATTCCCTTCATTATCTAATATGAATAGTTGGTCTTGGTTAATCCCAAAGTAATCACATAGTTTTTTTCTTATCTGATATTTTGGATAAGCCTTATTATTTTCAATTCTTCTTATCCAATCACGACTTATATTTAATTCTTCAGATAGTTCTTTTTGGGTTATATTTTTCCAAACTCTATAAGCTTTTAATTTATTATTCATTGTTCTTATTCTTTGTTTTAACATTTTAATCACTCCTATCTATTTAAATAAACTCAATTTTTCTGGGCTTGTGGCTTCACTACAATCAATATTATGTTTATATAATACAAAAACGTATTTTTCATTTACGCTTTTTATTTTACCTATATCCCATAATTTATTAGAACATCCATCATATGGTTTATAAATTACCATTTTACCTATATTATTTTTAGCTTCATCAATAGTCATTATTTTCTATCCTCCTTAAAGAAACTTTTGGGAACAACTTTTCCATATGCTTCCATTTCTAGCCCTTCGTTTTCTTTTTCCAATTTTTTTATAATTTTTCTTTGTTCTTCTACAAGTTCCATATATTCATTTCTTTGATCTAATAGCATTTTATTGTTTACTCTTAAAGATATATTGTCATCTTCCAAAATTTTTATTTTATTTTCTAATCTTTCAATAACTTTTATAAGTATATCCATATTTAATCTCCTTCTATTTTCAATTAAAAGGAAGCTAAGAACTTCCCTTTTAATATGTTCTTAAATAACTATAAACTTGCTTTACCTTAGTAATAACATTATCTAAAGATGTTATTTTTAAATAATCTCTAATTTCTGTAATCTTTCTTGCTTGTACGTATTTACCTTTAATATTAAAATATTTATTTAAATCATTTAATTCTAAATTAGTTAATTTAATAGTTTCTTTTAAAGTATTTTCTATTTCTTCAAGTCTTTGAATATAATTATTTTTGTTATTATTAATTTCAATAGTTTTTTCAATATCTATATGTCTGGCATTTTCTTGATATTCATTAGAATTATTATCTTTAATTCTTATATAATTACCTTCAATTTTTATTACTTCACCAGTGATAATTACATACTCATGATATTGCCAGACATTCAAGGCGATAATATCGCCAATTTGAACGTCATTAATTGTATATTGCATAACTCTTGATATTTTCATCTTATAAATCCTCCTTGAATTCTGATATCATTCTTTCTTTTAGAAATGTATTTCTTTTTTCTCTGTTATTTCTTGCAACAACTTTTTCTGTTGTTTGTTTGTTTGATAGATAAATAACTGTTTGCTTTCCTCTTGTAATTCCTGTATATAAAATACGAGAATCCATAAAAGGAGAATCTTGATTCATTATAATCACGATATATTTAAATTCTGATCCTTGTAATTTGTGAATTGTAGAGCAATACGCCAATTGAAAATTTTTAACAGTTTCGGAATTTTTCTTATAACAAACAGTTCTGTCTAAATCTTTATAATAAACAGAGAATGTTGTCTTGTCTTCATCAGATATACGACCACTTTCTCCATTCATTACTTCATTTTCCCGATCGTTCTTAATACACATGATCTTATCGCCCTTGTCAAAAGGAAACCATTTTGATAATTTATCTTTTTCTTTTACAGGATTTAATTGTTTTTTAAGCATTTCATTGATATTATTTACACCAGTAGCACCCTTTTTAATTGGTGCAATAAACTGTACCTCAGAATAAAATTTATCAATGTCTTCATATTTTTCTAAAAGATAATTGAAGAAATATAATATTGAATCCTTACAATTAGAATCATTAACTTGTTTGCAATAAAAGTCTTTCTTTTTAATTGAATTATCAAATTGCTTATTATCATTTACTAAAGTTGCGATATCAATTATGTTTGAATCCCCTTTTTGTCTAAAAACCTTTTGAAGTTTTACACAGGGAATAATTTGAGACTGAATAAGATCATGTAAACAGTTACCCGGTTGAACACTTGGCAATTGTCCCGGATCACCAACTAAAATTAATTTTTTAAAGTCAATTGGTGCATCATCCATCGTTCTTAATAAATCATAAAATAATTCCGTATCAACCATTGAAAACTCGTCAACAACCATTACAGATTGTCGATAAGTTCTTGAATCTTCAGCAACATTTAAAAATCTATGAATTGTTGTTGCAGCTGATCCAGTTGCTTGTTCCATTCTTCGACTTGCTTTTCCTGTTGGAGCAGTCAAAAACATACGAAAATTCAATTCATTTAAAATAAATAATGCACATTTTAACAAAGTTGTTTTTCCTGTTCCTGCTCCACCAGTCAAAATGCTTACTTTGTTATTTACAAGATTTTTGATTCCTTCGATTTGAAGTTTATCAAATTTAATTTTATTGATTTCTTGATAATCATTGATAGCTTGATCTATATCATAATTATCAAGAAATTTTATACTAGTTTCTTTTTCGATCAATTTTTTAAGATAATACGGAATTTTCGTTTCCGCTTCAAACATAGAATTTGTATAAATTCTTTCTCCGTCTATTTCTAATCTTTCATTTTCTTCAACAAATTGATCTACATTCTTTATATTTAAAGATGATAGTTTATCTAATAAATCATCTTTTTCAATGTAACAATTTCCTAGACTTGTATAATATTTAACTACATATTCAACAAGATATTTAAGTCTTATTGGATTATCTTCTTTAATTCCTAGACTTAAACCAATTCTATCGGTATATTTAAACCCAAAATCAGCATTTTCTATCAATATTTTATAAGGATTTGCTTTGAATTCATCAATACCGTTTTCTAAATTTTCAACTAATTCATTGATTGATTTTATTTTAGTCGGACTGACTTTATCGCCAAGCAGCATATTTAATTCTTTAAATACCTCCATAGATTCAAGTTTTTGAAGTCCTTCACGAATTAATAATACAGTTGCAGCCCCAACACCTTTTATTTTAGGGTAATCTTCCGTTTTAAAAATATTAATATCCTCAACCTCATTTAATATTTTTTCGGCTGTTTTTTGTTTTATACCCGGAATAGAACAAAGCAAATTGCTTTTAGATGTTCTGGAATTATAGTCAAATTCCTCGTATTTACATTGAAAAGATTTTTGACCTTTATAATTTCCCATAGTGCCTACTAGCGTTTTCTCGCCCTCTGTAAGCTCAAATCCATCAGCTTTTACACTGACTGACTCGTCGCCAACCCATCCAGCATAAATCCGAAAATCGCCATTTCTAAAGATTTCTCTTTCAATTTCAATATTTATCTTTTCCATAATCTGCCTCCAAATTCATTTTTTTAATTCTTCTATGACTCTATTATATTACATTGAACATTTCTTGTCAACTAGTATGTTAAATGTAATATAATTACACTAATTAATATAAAAAAAATAAGCCGAAGCTTATTTTAAAATTCTATAAATCAATCTTCTTTTTGAAAATGTCTTGTAAAATAATACAAGTTTTGATATATTAGGATTCGGATTTTTGATCCATTTTTTAAATACTTTTTCTGAATTTGTAAGATATTTTGAATTTTCAATTTTTGCTTTATTCTTTAAATACCAATGTTTGAATTCTATGAAATTGATATTATGACGGAATATTAATTTCATAGAATCATTATCCAAATTAATAGAATTAGAGTTTTTTTTAATTGCTTTATTCATACTAATCAAGCCTTTCTATGATAATTTTGTTTTCTGATTCTTGATATAAAATAAATATATCATTTTCAGATAGATTCATTTTTTTTATAAGATGTATAGGAATAGTTACGACAAAACTATTCCCAACTTTTCTTATTCTTTTTTGAATACTATTTTTTCGTTTTATCTTTTTCATTAGTTTTTTCCTCCTTCTTTTCCTGCTTTTTTTCATTAGTTTTTTGCGTTTTATTAGTTTCTTTTTTATTATCATTATCTTTGTCGGTCTTTTTATTATCTTTGATTTCAGAGCTATTTTTATCAGTTTTTTGACTATCTTCTTTCTTATATTCCATTTCAATTATTTTTTCATCTTTATTATTATTATTATTATTATTATTTTCTTCTTTCTTTTTTAATTTAAGTTGAATAGTTTGTTTTATACCTAAAATAATAGTATCAACCATATTTTTAGGTATATTTGATATTGTAGTGTTTTCTTTTAATTGACCTCTTTTAATCAATACGTTTATAACATATTCAATAATTTTATATTCTTCTTCAGATGATAAATTATTATTATTAGGGTCCATAGCCTTGTAAAACTGCTCTATATCGTTTTTATCAGCAAACAAAGGTTTTGGATCTTTTTTATTTTTATTTTTATCATCTATATTTTTATCATCTAAAGGAATATCAATAACATTTTCTGGATTTGTTTCGACTCCTATTTCTTCAGAGCTATATACTCCTTTGAAATCCTTTGTAAATAACTTTCTAGCTCCTGAAGCTATAGCACATTTTACAATCATGGTTGCGGGCATTTCTGCCCAATTTTTTAATGGTTTTGTTTTTTGACTTTTTTTATCATAATATTCTTTATAAAACTCAGAAAACGTAACACTCCATTCAAATTCTATTTTCCAATCGCTACGTTGTGCCTTGAACCATGCCCCAACTATCTGTTCGCCATGGTTTTTAAGATAAAATGTTCCTGTTCTTTCAGTCACATTATTATCTTTTAACAAAATTAGTCCCGCCTTCCATCCTTCGCATAGAGGATGTTCGTCAAGTCTGTTAGTAAAAACATCAATACCAACAACCATTTGGACATTATCGCCAAATTTGATCAGATGGGCCTCACCAAGAAATGGATTTAACTTCTGATATTGACACAATTTAATAAATGAATATATTTCCATTTCGGTAAAATCTTTGCCTTTAGCGATTACATTTCTTACTATATCCAAACTTAATTGGACGTTTCCATTTTCACTTTCATAAGTTACGTTACAAGCTTTAATTAAATTATTATTCATATTCTTTCTCCCTTCAAGCCTTTATTTAACTATATTATATAATAAAAATATAAAAATGTATATACATTTTAGTAAAATAGTTTAATAGTTTTATTTGACTAATATGTAAAATAGCTTTATAATTACGGTGGAGGTGATTTTCTTGACAAAAGAAAAAGAAACAACTTCGCTAAATGTGCAAATTGAAGATGATTTATATATTGAATTTAAACTTATTTGTACTAGAAATAAACTTAAAATAAAAAATGAAGTAAAAAAAGCTATAGAATTATATATAAAAAATTATGAGAAAGGAGAATTTCAAAAAATTGTTAATAATGAAAATAAATGATAGTTTATTTAATATTTTAAATTCCTTAGTTATTCCAATATACATAGTATTATTAATTTCATCTTTTTTATTTGTTGTTTCTAAATTTTTAAAAGCAATATTTGAAATTGATAAATTTAGAAACAAAACTAAATCATTAGTTAAAGACATGGATGAAGCTTATAAATTCATGAACGAAACAATTCATCTATTTAAGCATAATCAAAAAAAAATGTCTGAAGAAATGAAGATAATCTCAGAAACAATGGAAAAAATTAAAGTAAGATTAGAAAACTATCTTAATTTAATTGAAAAAAAATAATGAAATGGAGGAATGAAAAATGGCACATAAAATTTATTTAAGTGCTTCAACACAAGAAAATAACAAAGGTGTTGGAAATTATGGAACAGAAGAGCAAAGAATGTTTATTCTTCGTGATTTAACCGAACAGTTAATTAAAAATGGAAATGAAGGTAACAAGTTCGACATCAAAAAGAATAGTAATAAAAGTTCTTCACTAACTGCAATAGTAAATGCTTCTAACAATTTCAAAGCAGACACTCATTGGGCGTTTCATACCAATGCAGGTGGCGGCAGAGGTTGTGAGGTTTATTATTCATATCTTAATACAACTAATAAAGGTAAAAAAGCGGCTACACTATGGTATAATGAAATTTCCCCAATTACTCCGACATCTGATCGAGGTGTAAAAAAGGACAATACAGTATATTCAACGGGTTTTTATGAATTAAGAGCTACAACAGCCATTACAGTATTATGTGAGTTTATATTTCATGATAATATAAGTGATGTAAATTATTTTCTTGCAAATATATCTAAATTTGCATTAGGAACAGCCAAAGCAATTTATAAGTATTATGGTTATACATATAAATCGAAAAATGATGTTAAAGATGATATAAAAAAATATGATGGTATTTTAAAAATTGCATATGATAATGGCTGGTTTACTGGAAAAGATTATAAAGAATCAACTAATGTTGATTTTGGTAAACTTTGTTGGATACTTAAACAGTATGAAGAAAATTACTTAAATAAATTATATGAGAAAAAATAAAATAAATATTAAAACGAGGAATAATTATTCCTCGTTTTTTTATATCATACTTTTTTTTCTTTGAAATCAGTTAATAAAAACCCACCAGATGCAATTAATGATAATATTATACTCACAATATTATCTATATTATCATTATTAATTTTTATCACATTACTTTCATTTAAGATAAGCAATATTAAGGTAACTAAGGAAGCTATAAATTTTTTATTTTTCAAAATATTTTTTATTTTCATATAATCATCCTTTCAATATAACTTCAATCAATTTTTTAAGCTTATCAATCAAACCAATCAAACTACCGCCTATTGCTCCAAACATTATACCTAAAGCAGTAAACTTTCTAATACTAATATTTTCTTTAGATTTTATATTACAATCTTCTTTAGTAACAAAATTTGATATTTGAATCTCAATTTTATCTGTCTTTTCAGAAATATGTTTTATTAATTGAGTATTATTATTTTCAATTTTCTTATCCACTTTTTCAAGAATATCAATAACTTTAATTAATAATTCGTCTTGTCTCATTTTGTTTACCCTCTATTTTGTTTTTATAAAATATTTATGTCTATATAATTAATTTTTACTTTATCATTTTTATAGGAGTAATTTCCATATATGTTCCTAAATAACCGACTGTAATTACAGAACCAGCAGCAAATTGACCTATTTGTAATTGTATTTTTCCGCCTGTTTCTCCACTTATTATACTAAAATTTTCTTGAATATTTGCAGTTCTACTTCCTGCCGCTGCTAAACCATAACTTGCAATAACAGATGGATAATATTGGGTCAATTTTACTTCTGTCTCATGTGCATTCGTTGAATTTATAGCAGGGCCAATTACATTTCTTAATGTTATATATTCACAATTAGTCAATGTCCACGCTGTTTTTATGTCTGTAGTATCATTTGAACATTTAGCCATTAAATATAATGAAACTTTATAAGCTTGGTTTGGCTTTAAATACATATATAAATCATTATCATTCGCTAAACTTGTTGAATTAAATAATTGATCCTCCTTTTTTCTAATTAGCATTGATATATTATCACTTGCTAAATGGATTTGATTAAGGCTATTAGATATCGCAAAATCTGTTAAAATGCCAAAACTTAAATCATTTGATACTCCTAAATATATATCCCCAGGAGAACTAAAAGTTGATTCATATTCGCAAATACATAATATTTCACCTTTTTTATAACATATTGCCCTTAATGTATCATTTTGTTTTTCAAAAAATATAATAACTTCTTCTTGTTTATCTAATGAATTTATAAATGCATATGTTGTATCAACTGGAGCTCCACCATTTGCAACACTTAAATATAATGTATCACCAGTCACATAAACTTGTGCATAATGTGTTGAATCTATATAGAATGTAATTGATGGTAATTCACCAGCTTCCTTGCATATAAATATAAATTTTGAAAGAAAACAATTTACATTTTCATATATTAACATTCCATTTTTATGATTACCTGGAGTAAGTGGCGTTTCAAAATTTGGAGGATTAATCTTTATAATTCCTAACTTTTGTACTTCTTGACCAATATCATTAACAATCGTCCATACTGGATATGTTTGCGAAAATTTATTTTGCCAATCTGAAGATATTCCCAAATATTTTTGAAAAGCATTAAAATAAGTTGAAGTATCTGGATCATGCCTAACCATTTGCATATATTGGAAAATAGCATATTCATTTTGATAACCAGCATTATAATCAAATTGTATTTGCCAGAAGTCTATATTATTCCAATTTGGTGCTCCTGCCCAAACAAAAAAATCAGATTTTTTCGCCCAAGCTACATTCCAGCCAGTATCAAATGCCCATGCATCCACTTCAAAATCATATTCATAAGTACTTGCGATTGAAGTATCACCAATATTTAAATATAAATATCCTCCTGAATATGCATCAATGTTTGATATATAGAACATTATAAAAATAAAATCATCCGTAGTTGATACACTTCCATCTAAAAATTCTGTTAAATTAACCGCATCAATATTATGTGCAAAATCAAAATAATCCGCAGTTGCTATTGGAATTAAAGATTTTAAAGCTATTTCGCCTAAAACAGCATTACCACTATATATTGAATCATTTGATAATGTTCCAGTTGGATCATTATTTATATAAACAGAATAATCAGCTTGAAAATTATCAATATCTTTTGTGTTTCTTTTTCTAAAATACTGCAAATATTCGTCAAGTTTAAAACTTGCACTTCTAGCCAATTCCTTGTCAGCTAAATTTACAACTCCTTCTAGAGCATTTAAATTAGCTGCATTGATTGGAGGAGATGCTCCATCATTGAAAGTTATTTCTGAAAAATCATTAAAAGCAGTCATTTTAATGCTCCTTCCTTTTATTTTTTATTTCTATTGCTTCTTCTTTTGTATTTGTTGTATGGTAACTTGGTGGCTTTTTAGTCTTTTCTATTGCATTTTTTTTAACTAATGGATTAACCATTTCCATCTTATATCTGATTATGGTTATTTTTTTAGGCTCTTTTTCTTTTGGATCTTCTTTTAATTGATCTTCTTTTTTTAATTTTGGATTATCTATTTCTAATAATTCACCACTAAAATTAAGTTTATCTTTTATCTGATCAATATAATTTTTGCAAAAATTTTTATAAAATTCTTCAACATATTTGGGATCATTTATTTTATTTTTATCTATCTGAGCATCCATTTGAAAAATCATTGTTTCTACCCCCTTGTAAATTCATCTTCACGAATAAAATTTATTTGTTCGGTCGCAGTTTTTGATTCTACAGGGTTTAAAACTATTCGACTAATCATTAACCCTGTATCTTTTCCACTACCTTCTGTCCAATTTATGGATTGACTTCCACAGAAGAACCCAATTTCTTTAATTGTTACAATTCCGCTCAAGTCTGTAGGCTCAGTGTCAAGTAATATTGCTGTAGATGTTACAATTCCAGTTCCTGTTTTTATTTTTGATATAATTGGAATTCTATAAACTTCGTTAACTAATGTTGTCATAGTATCTAAATTTGCGGTATTATCATCGCCAATTGCAACATGCTTTAACAATAAGTCAGTCTCTCCGTCACCATAAAGAGCTTTTATTACTTCATCTAAAGCACTATTCATCAATCGATTAAAGATAAGCCTATTTGTTATAATTTTTCCTGTTATCATATCTTTCTTTATTAATCTAAGTTTTCCGACCCATCCATGATTTTCTTTTATTTTTATCATCATATCATATCACCTCTCTTTAATCGTATTCAGTCCTAGTTGTATCAATAGTTCCAGGGAATAATAAATTTGATGGATAAAGTCCACCAGGATCATCTTCAGGGTATAAACAATCAAGCTTAGTAATAACAACAGTTCCAGCCCATTCTTGTTCCTCGTTTATGTTGTAAGACTTTTCAACAAGTGCATCTTCTCTTAAAGTAAATTCTTTAGTTTTCGCCATCCATTCTTTGAAAAAATTAACGAATCCACCAATTTGAGTACCATCTACAAATGTTGCACTTCGTAAAAGCGGCAAGTTATTTCCAACATCTTCAATTTTTAAGTTTCTTACTAAATATCCCCCACCTTCTGAAGTCAAAGAATTAATGCCGAAGTTTGGAAAAATCGTATCGCAAATTTGACCATTTTTCCAGTTATGATTATATGAAGCTAACATTATTTTATTTGCCACGCTTGAATATCTATCCAATAATGCTTGTGCTTTTTCTTCTCCAATCAATATACCTTCAATACTTGCTCCACTTTCTACATCTTCGTACAATCCCGAACCACCTTCGATTGTCTTTCTTTCATTTATAGAATCTTCATCCTCTTTAACCACATCAATTGAATATTGTCCAAAATATTTCAGGACTAAAAATTGTCCAGTTGTAAGAGCTTCTTGATCTTGATCTTGTGTAATTGTATTTTCAGCTTTTGACCAATACCAATACATGTCAGAATCCAATCCATTAATTCCGACATATCTAGGATCGACTAAATCTTCATCTCGTGGATTATTTTTATATCTTTCTATAGTAATATATATTTTAGGTTTATTATTTAATTTAAATCTTACATAGTAACTTCTATTATCATCTGGGTTTGGATTTGCTGTCTCTGTTAATTCATCTGTTACGGCTTTTACACTCTTAAGGATTTGTTTATTTCTTAATTCTGAAATATCCTGTCCGATTTTTAAACTTCTCCATAAATAATTTGTATTTTCTCTAATTTCTGGCCCTATATTAATTGTTCTATCATCAAGGTAAAACTTTTTATTTGCATCAATATACCATTGCCATCCTATAAGATCGACAAGCTCATTGAATAAAGTGGAGCAATAAACATATGGACAATTAACCGATATTTCGTTTAATGTTTCATCAATAGAATCATCATCATACCAAATTCCATCCTCTGCTAAATAATTGTCAATTACATCTTTTATTAAATCTGAAATCTTTAATTTGGGATACGATTCATTAACAAGTCTTCTATCACAAATCTCGTTATAGTCTACACAAGTAATTGATTGAAGTGTTGTTGGTTTTTGATTAATTTTTTCAATGTCTGGAGTATCAATTTTACCACCATAAATTAATGTTCCATTTTCCCATACTTTTACATCTTTTCCGCAAACAGATTGAAAATAAAATAAATTACCTGTTAAATTTTCATCAATTAGATTAAAACTAAGTACTCCACGAGTGCCAGTTTCATCATAACTAATATTTAGACTTTTACTTTCAACTTTTACTCCTGAAGGCAAAAATTGATTATCAATCTTTAAAACAAATGACATTAGAATTTACCTCCATATCTTCTTAAGACATCTTTCATATGTCGCATGAAATCATTCATATCTTTGATTCCATTAAAATTAAAATCTCCATTAAAAGAAATACCTTGATTACTATTTGTATTCGAAGTTTGTGGAGCAATTGACTTGTTGTTTAGCATTAAATCTTTAAGGAAAAAATCTCCTACTTCTAAATTAGCTTTTGCAAGACTTTTTTTAATTGGCCCAGCAAAATTTAATTTATCTAAATCTCTTAAAGGCCCTTCTTTTGCTGGTGAAAATGGCAATAAATCTCTTAATCTTTTAACCAAGCTTTTTAATGCTCCAATTGCCCCACTTGCTGCGGCATTAATACCGTTTTTAATTCCGTTAACGATCGCCATTCCTGAAGAATAAGCAGATGAAGCAATTCCTTTAATTTTACTTTTTATGCTGCTAACCATGCCAGAAATAGTGCTTATTGCTTTTGATTTTATGTTGCTCCATGCTGAACTAAAAGTACTTTTTATACTACTTAAAAGACTTGAAATTCCACTTCTTAAGCTGCTTATTTTGCTTTTAACTGAACTAATTAATGAGTTTACAATATTTGAAACTGTAGATTTTATACTATTCCAAATTGAACTAAATACGTTTTTTACTGCATTAAAAACCGTTGATACATCTCTTTTAAATATATTAAAACGAGCTATTGCAAGCTGTATTAATGCACTTACAATTTTTGAAATATTAGATTTCATGTTATTCCAAGCCGCTATGATGGCATTTATTAAAGCAATTACAATTGAGTTAGCCTTAGTTTGTAAATTTACGAAAAATTCAATAATTTTCGTAACAAATCCAAGAATAATTTCTAAAACTCTTGCTGGAAGAGTTAAAAACCATTCGATTATTGCATTAATCATATCTGGAACAATTGATCCACCAACTAGAGTTTCATATAATCCAGTGAAAAATCCAACTATTCCTTCAACAAATCCTGAAACTAAATCGATTATTGCAACAACAATATTTCCAAAGAAATCTAATATACTATTCCACATATTTTGAAAGCTTTCATCAACTAATTTCCAATTGCCTGTAAATAGTCCGACAAATACACCTAAAGCACCGCCAATAAATGATATAACATTCATAATAGCAGCAATAACATTATCAATAGCTTTGACGATTCCGTTAAAAAGACCCACAATTATTCCAATTATTGCAGCTATAGCACCACCTATAATCATTCCAAGTCCTTTAAATAACGTAACAACTGGCCCTATTACAGCTTTTATATTTTCAAAAGCTTTTTTGATTGCATCAACATTGAATTCTTTAAATGAATTTGCGACTGTTTCTTTAACATTAGCAAAACCAGCAGCAATTACACTAACAAAACCGCCTACAGCTCCTACAATTCCATCTATAACCGTAGTTACTACATTTTTAATTGAATTAAAGGCATTCATAAATCCATCTTTAAATGAAATAATTTTATCCCTGATCTCAATCATTTTATCTCTAAATTCTACAAAGCTAATAACTGCTTGATGTATTTTTGCCATAGTCTCACTTGGAACTAAATTTTTCATGTTATTTATAAAATCTCCGAAATTGCCAGTTGCAATTCCTTTTATTAATCCCATAAGAGCTCCTTTTATACTATCTGCATTTTCTTGAATGAATTTTGCTGCTTCTCTTAATTTAGAAATAATTCCATTAAATTTTTCAAATATAGCTCCCCGAACTTTTTCAGAACTCAACATTAATCCTACAAAAGCAGTGACAAGCCCACCAACAACACCGATTACAGCTAGAATCGGCACTGTGACTGTACTTATAATTGCAGTAAAAGCGGCTATTACAGTACTTACACCACCAATAATTCCACCTAGAACGCCAATAGCTGTGGCTATACCCACAATAATTGGTCCGATTAGTGCCGCCATTGCTGCAAATCCAGCGACTAATTTCTGTTGAAATGGATTTAAAGAAGCAAAAGCATTTCCAACAAATTCAAAAGCTTTAACCAATGTTTCTAATACTGGAACAGCTATAGACTTTATAACATCAAAAAACTTTATTAAATTAGCTTGTAAAGCTGATAAAGCAGCATTCCATTTAAAATCTACCGTTTCGCTTGCAGCTTTAAAAGCTTTATCGAGTGATCCAGTAGAATTTTTAACAGCATCAAAAGTTTTCTTATTACCTTCAAGATTATTTCCCATTAAATCAAGTACTCCCATTAATGCTCTAATATTTGGAAATACTCTTGCCATTGCTTCTTCTCCGTACTTATTCGTCATTTCTCGTAAATCCATAAGGGCTTGAAGCAAACCTTCTTCTTTAATTTTTTTCCTCATTTCTGAAGAACTAGTTCCCATTGCTCGAAGTTGTTCTTCAGCTTGTTTACTAGGTTTAATTAATCCAGCCATAATGCTCTTCAACTGTGTAGCTGCTTCGGCTGCATTAGTACCTGTTTTTGTCATTGCTGCTTGTGTCGCAGCTACTTGATCAAATGTTACTCCTAACTCACTAGCAAGTGGCAATACTGCCCCCATTGTTGCTGCTAGTTCTGCCGCCTCTGCTTTACCTTCACGAACCGCAGCTACTAAAATATCAGTTGCTTGTCCTGCACTTAAATTTTCTATTCCATAAGCATTAACCGCAGATGTTACAAGATCGGCAATGGTTTTAGTCTCTCCTAATCCTGCGGCACTTGCCTTAGCAGACTTTTTAAGAACATCTAAAGCGTCGGCTCCTCTTAATCCAGCACTTGTAACAAAAAACATTGCTTCGGCTAGTTCTTTCGGTGGCTTTGCTACTTCTGGCGACATACTTAATATGTCTCCCTTCCATGCATTAACTTGTTTCTGAGATACGCCGACAAGTCCAACGACTTTTGACATTTCCTTTTCAAAATCTTTGCCGAACTTTGCAGCGGCTAGAACACCAGCAGCCAAAGGAACAGTAATAAATTTTGTAAGACTTTTTCCAACTGTCATCATTGAACTTGATACACTTTTCAATGAATTGCTAATTTGACTAGCAAAAGCAGACCCCATTCCTCTAGCACTTGCCAAGCCGCTCTGGAATGGGGAAAGATCGGCATCTATCGGAGCGGTTACTCTTCCAACAATAAACATATAAAAACTCCTTTTTTTTGCCAATAAAATCTATTCTATTATTTTATAATTACTTCTTCAGCTTCAACAAAACTTCTATTGCTTTTATCATTATACCAATGACTATATGCTGAATCCTCTGGAAGTCCTCTAACTAGTATTAAAAACTTCCTCCAAGTAATTAAATTGTTTTTATGTATATAATTTAAATCTAAATCATAAAATCTTTTAAAATCAGCTTCTAAGCTTCCCCATGCCCAAATTATTATCTTTGGATTTGGATTTTTTTTTCTGATATATGACCAGATTTACTCGTATCCATATGATATCCCCATTCATCTAATATTTTGGGAACTATATTTTCATAAACAAACATCAGAGAAATTCTATTATCCCTAGACTTTTCTAAATTTTCAATAAACTTTTTCCCAAACATTAATTCTATAAAAGGCATTATTTTATCATCATCCATAATGATAGTCCATTGTCCTTTTATTTTTTTATAACAATTTCTTAGAAAAAAGGTCGAAAAATTAAAAGGCATTTTTTTAGGTAAAAAATAAGTTCTACCTAAAAGTTTTATTTCTATTTTTTGTTTGTTTTCCTCTTTTAATGCTTGATCAAAATCCAAAACAAGATTATTACTTTGTCTTTCGGTAATTTCTTCTTGTTTTTTATTTAAAAATTCGATTCTATCGGCATTATTATTTAAATTATTTTCAGACATTTTAAACTCCTTTTATCTTTTTATTGCTTTAACTACCTGGAGTTATTTCTACTTTAGAATTAATTCTAAAGCTACCTTTATAAGTATAAACGCCAGAAGTATCTGCTCCTTCTTCATATGAAGTAAAGAATCCACTTAAAGCCCAACCATATCCAGTATTTCTTGTACTTTTCAAAGTAATTATTTTACCTTGATCAACAGCATCTTTTAATTCACTTTGTCCATCATCTAATCCGCTTGTTGATGATTCAATAGTTATTCCTTCAATATCCGCAGTTTCCGAAACTGCAATTGATGTAAATACTTGATGTAAAACATCTGTTCCTGGTACAATATCTTCTGATCCAGTAATATCTTGTTCAGAAACCGAAACTTTTCTATTAAAAGAAGTAATTTTGCTTACGACTTGACTATCTACCTCAACGACAGTTCCAGCAAATTTGACTTCCCCTTCGACATTGTCTGGACTTGCCATTAGAATAGGTAAAACAGGCGATAATAAAATAGTTTTCAAAGTTTTCTTAAAAATATTAAAAGTTTTATTAGATAGCATAAAAATTCTCCTTTCTTATAATCTATACTTATTGCCTGTACTTTGTACTCGGCAATTATAAGTTACTGCATATTCTGTTCTGTTTTTTTCATCTTTTCCTAAATTTTCAGGTGGCTGATCTATAAATACAGCACTAACGATTGAACCGCCAGTAATTAGAGGAGTACCACCAAAACCCATAAAGTATTTGTGAATATTATAAGCAAGTTCTTTGGCTGCCGCTTTGCTTGAATTTCTTGTAATAACTTGAAGTCCAAATAGATCAACTGATAAGCTGCTTGACTCGTCAATTTGTGGAGCATTAACATCAAAAGCAGTTACACAATTATCAGGACTTAAAGGTTGAAAATTATCAAATAAATTAGTTCCGACAGTTCCAAATCCTTCTTCTTGTAACCATTCAATGAAATTATCGGCAATCATAATACGCCCCCTATTCCTGTCCTAAGATTAGATAAAAGTTTATCCTTCGCTAATCGATTAAATGGATCTCTTAAATAAAATCTTTTTCGACCATGTTGGAAATTTGCGTTTTTTTCATGCCATCTGATAGCGTAAGGAATTACAGGATATCCAGTAGAAGGACCGCCGCCAAAACAAGCACAACCAGCAGCTTTACCATCAGGAGACATTTTCGCTACTCCTGTATTTCTTAGCGTTCCTTCATTCAATGGAACTTCGCCTTTTCCTGCTTGAACTACAGCATCGCAAGTTTGAAAAACTGCCGCTCTTGCTGCTTGATTCATTATTCTTGTTAATTCACTGCCTCTCCAAATACTCCAACCACCTAAACCCATAATAATTCACCTCACCATAATTTCAAAATGATGTGTTTTTCCTGCTTGTAATGGATGATCAATAGGATCAATTTTTAATACTTCCATATTTGATCTTACTTGTGGGGATGTTTGATCAATTTGCCAATATGGATAATTTATATCAATTCCACAATCATCTTTTAAAAAAACAATTGCAGTTGATAAGATTTTTTCACCTTTTTCATTGATTATTAAATTATTACCATATTGAACAAATCCCTTTAAGGTATTATCACTTGAAATAATCGAAAAATCGCCCGCAGCATTTCGTTGCATTTTTTTTAAAGTTATTGAATGATTCATCATTTTATTGAAAGCTGCTATACTCATTTTAAACCAACTCTTTTCTCAATTATTCCAGATGAAATTAAAATTGAATCAACATAACCCATTGACTCGGGAAGTTTTGATCCTGTTGAATTTTTCGATTTTGAAACACTAAATCGACCTAGTCTTAAATTATCTTGTGAATTTGGAGTATTACCACTATTAAATAATTCAGTTATCATTGAAGCTATCCATAATTGTATTGCTTCTTTTTGCCCTGTAGTAACTTCTATCTTATAATTCGTGTTAGAAACATTAACATAATTATAATCATCAGATAACAAACAAGGTGATACATACCAAGTCGATTTACTTGTGTCAATCTTATATCCATTTTTGTAAATACCGTAATTACCTATTCTATCATCTAGCAGTTTTGAGGCAAGTCTTATCCTTATTGTTGTTGCTTCGGACGAGTCTCGTCCTGTTAATGTTGCATATTCTGAACTTGTAATATATGCCATTATGCTATGCCCACCTCTTCCACTGTCCAGTATTGTCTTTCTTATATCCAGCTTTCTCAACTGCCGCCCAAGCTGTTTGGTTTGCTCTTTTTTCATTGCTATTATATTCTTTAAATGCATTATTAAAAGCAGCTACCCAAATTTTTTTCGCTTGTGCTGGCAATGCTTTAATTCTATCAGGATAATTATTTACAGTATAAGGCATTAAATCACCTCATTAATTAATTCCTTTTTCATTTAAAGAAGTAATTAAATCTTCTCTTTTACCAACCGCAGGGAGATTATTATTTTTACAAATTTCTTGTAATTCTTTATAGGATTTCTTTTTTAATGGAACTTTTATTTCTGTTTTAATATGATATTTTACTGCATTTTGATTTAAATATGCAGTTGCATCAATCTGATCCATTTCAACTATATCACCTATTTTATATAATTTCCCTTTATAATACCTTTTCTTAATAAATTCAACATTTGCCGTAAACATGTTTTTATCACTTCCTAACTATTAGCTTGCAGCTTCACCATACACAGAGAATGGATATCTTGTTTCTTCAATTTCATTTAGTCTATTGATTGGGTTTGGAACTTGCCATCCTAATCTCATAGATGCTCTTAAAGCAATCATATTTTGTTGGGCTAAATTAAACACAATTTCTTTTGTTGTCGGGTCTTGAATAACTGCTTCGGTCAGAATTGTCCACATGATATCTTTTCTAATTGCATACATTAATTGTTTCCATTCTCCTGCAATTATTAATGATCTACTTGGAATTATAGCTCCATTTCTAGGAAATACGCAAGGCTCGCCATCAAGATAATAAGTTGTACTACCTTGAACACCTTCTTTGTTTAAAGATTTAAAGATTGGGATTCCATCTGTGGCTCTTAATGATCTAAATTTTGATCTCATTGTCATACTACAAACATGACCGTCAACCATGAATCCATCTTCTTCAACTTTAGAGATTAAACCGCCATCCCCCATAATATCTTCGTATACATCACTTTTATTGGTATTTGGATTTATGATACTTCCTTTAGCTACAAAATTTCCGGCAGCAGTTGCCGCAGTAACTATATTGTCAGGCCATATTCTTGGGGCATTAATTCCATAAAATACTGCTTGATCAAAAGCAATGCCGAAAGCTTCTATTAATTTAGGCTTACTTTCTGCCCAAATATCATAATCGGCATCATCTAGTACAGCTATTGGAATCGGAACAATTACGTTTAATTCCTCTGCGTCAATGTATTTGTTTTCCCACATCAATTTTGAAAGTCTTTTCCATTGTTCATCTTCTGTTTTAGAAGATGGCCCAGGATTTGAAAAATATGCAGTCGGCAAGACTGATAAACAAGGAATTCTTTTTTGAGCCCTTGACATATTTGGACCTCTTCTTGCATATGTCATAACCGCAGAATTCTCGGGAACACTTTGAACTATTTCACGTTGTACATCTTCAGGCATAAGAGCTTCGACACCAGCTCTTGGAATATAAGTTGCCATGAAACTTCCTCCTTATATCCCTAAAACTACTTAATCCATATATCCAGCTTTTCTTCTTATCAAATAATTCATATCTACACTATTTCCATTTGGTTTATTTGATCCAGCGTTTTGATCATCTCCACCAGATTGAGGGTCTTGATTATTACTATCATTATTACCAGAATCTAATAAATAAGGTTTGTCTTTAATTAATGCTTTCAATGAATTTTCAATACCAAGAACTTTTCCATTATCGTCAATGGATACATCATCTTTATCCATTAAAATAAAAGCAGCTTCAGGGTCTCTAATTTTTAATTTACTTGCAATGCTAATGACTTTAGATTGAATTAAAAACTGATTTGATCTGTTTGTTGCTTCAATCAATTTTTTGTCACTTTCTTCTTTTTCTAATTTAAGTCTTTCAAGCTCACTTAAACTTTCTTTTTTCTTTTCGGCTTCAAGTTCTTCTCTAGTTTTCTTAATAGCTTTATTAATTCTGTTTTTCAAAAGATTGTCAAATTCTGCTTGTGACTTAAAAATAACTTGTCCACTTGAATTATTTCCATCTTCTCCATTTCCGTCATTTCCATTTTCACTATTTGAATTTTCACCATTTGTGTTATCTTGATTTTCGCTATTTTCATTTTCTCCATTTTCACCTTCTGGAATGCTCAACACTGGAACTATTGGAAATAAAAAACTAGTAAACAATATTTTCTTAAATCTTTTGAATTTTCTTAAAATCATAACTCCTCCGATTTATAGTCTGTCGACTTTATATTCCGTTTACGCCCGTCGGCTAATTCAATTATATCCTACATGACAAAAAAAAACAAACATGTTATATTTATTCTACGTAGAATAAAAAACATGATTGTTTGTTATTTTTATGTGTATTTAATTGACGTTTTTATATAATATTTCTTTTATTTTGAAATATTATTCCTAATCTTTTCCATTTTTCAAACATTTCTAATTTAATAAAATTTTTGTTTTGATATGCAAAAGCATAAGTATAAAAGTTTGTTCGATCACAAAAATTATATAAATCATTAAAGTCATATAAAAAACTATATATTTTATTAGTATTCTTATTGACTATATGATCTAAAATATATTCTATAAGATATCTTTGATTATCATATATTTTTACTTTTATATTTCGATAATTGATCTCTAAATATCTTTTATCATCTTCTAATAAATAAATTTTTTTAGATAGTTTCATTTAATTATTCCCTCTTTTTTCTATAAATTTTATAGCTTTGTAAATTTCTTCTCTGAATAAAGCTGCATTATTCATATAGAATTCATTTACATCTTTATATTTATTCAATTTTAAAATTATGCTTTTTAATCCAAGAGTCCTTAAACCTTCATCAAGCGATTCCCTAGCTATTTCAGAAGGCATTTTTTTATTCGGCTTTTCTGGATTTCTTTGATCATTATCAAAGCAAATAAAGAATTTTACATTGTTTTCTTTTAATTGATCAATAAATTCTTTAATAATATCTAAGAATTTATTAACCATTGTTATAGAATTCAAGGCTATTCCTTTACAATCGATACATTCAAACGATAATGCATCGAAAATGCCTTCTGTTATAAAAAATATGTCATTCTTCTGTGAATGCCTAATATAACCAGCATTCCAAATTTTTAAAGGAAGTCCTTTTAGGTTTAAAGTCTTTTTATTTTTTTTATTTAAATAGTCATCCCTTCTTAGGATGACATTTACTACTTTTTTATTTTCCCAAACAGGAATTATGTTTTGATAACTCCACAAATTATATACTTGTGGTAATAATTCTTTTGGAAAAATCTTTCTTGGATCATCACAAATTATTTTATAATGTTTTAAGATATTATCATTTTTAATGTTTCTTCTATAAAAATAATAATATCTTTTTGATAAAGAGAAATATTGTAGTATAATATCAGTTAGATTATGATTAACATTTTTAAATTCTTTTTCTTTAGTAGATTCATTGTTTTTATTGCTTTTTTCTTTAGTTTTATAGGTATAATTAATAGTAGGGTTTTGACACCCTACTATTTCAATGCCTTTTTCTATTATTAAAGTGAAATCTTTTTTAATGTTATAACCTTCTAATTCAGCTATAACATTAAATGCATCACCTTTAATGCCACAATGACAACAACAAACGTTACCATTTATTGATAGATCATTGTCTGGTTTATTATGTCTATAAGGAATACATTGCCAATTATATTTTCCTTCTTTTGCTCCATAATAAGTCAATATTTTTTCCAAATTATTTCTTATCAAATCCTTTTGAGTTTCAGTATAAATTTTTTTAGTTTCAGTTTTCATGATATATTCTCCTAATCTTCATTTAATTTTATTTGTATTTCTGGATTACTTAGACAAACTCCATCAAAAAGTAATCCATCATCATTGCTAATCGAACCATCTTCGCAAATATAAAGATGATCTTTTAATAGATTAAATAATATTTTTTTATTAGTATCAATATAGTCTTTTTCTAATTTATTTCTGATCAAAAAATTATATAATCTTTCTTCATCAGATATTATAATTTCTTGTTTCTTAAAATATATTTTTGCCGATGGTAGAGAATAAATTAAATAACCATTTTTAGATAAAATAGTATTTTCATTAATTACTTTATTAGTAATAGTTTCGAAGAGTAAAGCCCAAATTTCATGTTTTAAAAATTCTTCTTTATCTCTACCTTCTTCAGCTATTTCATTTATATATCTTTCATTTTGTTTTATCATTTCTTCACAAGTTCTTAAATATAAACTTGCTCTAATCTCCATAACTGCATTACTAGAATTGCTATATTTAGTAAATTTTCTAATATTATTGTTATACATTTTTATTCTATAATCATAAAGATTTTTTCTTTTTTTAAACTTATATAATTCACTTTTATAATCCAATATCATTTCTTCAATTGTTACGTTTAAAGCTATTTGTTCATTTGAAATCATTATCATACCTCCATTATATTTAATTCTATCGAATTCGAGCTAATAAGAAGAGTATAACATAAATACAACATAAACGCAACATTTTATATTGTATTTATGTTGTATTTATGTTATTATAGAATAAATCAATTAAAAAGGAGCTTTAACTTATGAGAGACGAAAAAAAAATATATTGTGCAGCTAAAAATTGTGGAAAAGAAATAAATAATAAGATATTATGCGGCGATCCTTCTTTTTATTGTACTAATTGTAAATTACATTTTCACAGCGGTTGTTTGGATATTCGCTATGAAAAAACCGATAATTTTTTTACTACAATGGCGAATGTTGGTTATTGCCCAATTTGTAGTAAAAAATTGGGATGAGGTGAAAAGTTGAATAATAAAAAAGAGAAAAAAACATATATACATTTTTGCATAGATAAAAAATTTAAAGAAGAGATTGAAATTCTAGCAAAAAATAAAGGGTTACCGACTGCAAGCTATATAAAAATGATATTAAAAGAAAAAATACAAGAACATAAAAATAAAAAAGGGTAATATTAACCCTTTTTTATTTTGTATTATTATTTTTAAGGAAAAAAGAGGTCATCATCACTCTTTTTTTACGTGCAGTTTAAAAAATAAAAATCATAGGCAACACAATTTTTTTTATTTTTAATGTTTTTATTCTATCTTATTTATATAATTTGTCAATATATATCTGTTTATATTGTCTTATTATATTATTATTAGGAGGTAGATAAATAATTAATAAATCTATTTGTTTAGAATTTAGATTAAAAAATTCCAAAGGTCTTCCTCCCTTAGTACCTTTGCCATATCTTAATATACAAGAATTCATATTACCAAATTGTGTAAAATCATTTTTATATTTTTTTAAATATCTTATTATTGCTTTATGAGATATTTTTAATTTCTCTGATAATTCAATACTAGTCATTATATTTTTAACCTGTTAGCTAATTCTAATATTTGTTTTGCTGCGGTTTTACCTGCTTTACCCCTTAAGTCGGTTGGATAAATTTCTTCTATAAATTCTTTTTCTAAATCTTTCATTCCATCAGATAAAGCAATATCAAATAATTTAATCATGTTTTTTATATCTTTTGCATGATAACCAATTTTTTTAGAATAAATTTGATATTCAAAATTTGCTGGATCAGATTTAAAATGATTCATTGTATCTTTTGCACAAATCCAATCAGGAAAAATTACAGGCTTGCCTAATATCCATGCTTCGTATAAAGTTGATCCTGCATCTGCGATAACAATATCGGCTTCTAATAATTCATTTGTTGTCGGTAATTGTTTCTTTTTATTATGCATTTTACTTGTTGGATGTAAGCTTGTTACTAAATCATAATCTTTTGGAATTTGATCTAAATATCTTAAAAATGCTGGATAACTTGATCTCCCTTTATTTTTCGAATGATATCCATGAGTAGGAGCCCATAGAATTTTAGGTTTTAAATTCTTTTTAATTGAATTCTTATTAATATTAATTAATGGATCTAATTTAGTATATCCACAGATAAATATTTCTCCCTTATATCCAGTATTTCTCATTCTATTTTCCCATGCTGGGCCCGAAACAAAAGCATATTTATAATCCTTAATTTTATCTCCTTTCCAATAATTTTTATCACCTATTCCATGTGAAAAGAAAATATCATTTGGGCCAACTGGAGCTTTACCCTGTTCGTTAATTCTAGCAGAATTAAAAAATCTAATATTCATTCTTGTTAGTGGAATTTTTGAATATCCAATATCTTTTTTGGGAAGATGTTTCATTATTGGATTTGATAAAGCCTCTATTGCATGAATGTAGGCTTCGCCTGCATGTTGGCTCATGTTATCGTAAACAAAATTTATTTTGTTTCCTTTTTTAAGACCATGTCTTTTCATATATGCTTGATTATCGAGCTTTCCTACCCTTAATCCTCTATTACTTCTTATTTCTCTAAATATCTCGTTTGAATCGACTCTAATCGTAATCTCTTCAAAAGGTTCAAATCTATATTTCCCAATTATTATTGTATAATGAACTCTATTTAAAATATTTACTAACATTATTTTTTTACCTCCAATATTTGTCCATTAAGCAAATTATCACTTTCTATCAAATTACAAATAAATTTGCCTATTTCATGAGGTTGAAGCATATTTTTAAAATCATCATCGGGCTCTAATTCATGTCTCATATCTGTATTGACTGCCCCAGGGCAAACAATATATATTTTTATTCCATATGGTTTTAATTCTTCTGACATTGATAAACTAAAATTAATTAAAGCTGCTTTTGTTGCTGCATAAATTGACCTACCTGGCCTTGCTCCTAAGCCAGCAGTTGAAGCAATATTAATTATTTTACCTTCTATCTTTTTATTAATGCAAAATTTTACATATTGTTTAGTACAATTAAAAACTGCATTAAAATTAACATTAAATTGTTTATTAATTGATTTAATACTAGTTTCAAAAATACTTCCTTGTTCTGCAATTCCAGCATTATTAATAAGTGCAATTGGATAATATTTCTTATCTTCTTTATTAAAATCATCAAAATTTTTTATAAATTCTTCAAATTTTTTAAAATTTGTTATATCAAAATCGCTCCATCTTGAAATTGGATAATAAAGATTTTCTTTGCTTCTATAACACCATTCTTTAGCAATTGCAGCCCCAATTCCTCTACTACTACCAGTTATTATAATATTACTCAATTTTATTACCCTCCTTATAATTTAAGATTGCCTCGGCAATTTTAAGATCAATAGGATAAGTAATTTTAATATTTTCTCTTTCACCATGAAAAATTATTTTTCTTTTAAAAGGAATTTCGCCAGATATTTCTTGAAACTTATAAATTAAGTCCATATCATCCGTAGAATTTTGAGAAATCATATTTGTATGGACTTTATAAAGCTTTTGATTATCATATTTTTGTGGCATTTGAACACACCCAAAATCATTTCTATCATAAGAATTTCCTAATATATCAATTACACTGGCACTTGATAAGTCTATAGGTACTACACAATCGCCATCAGCTTCTATAACTTTTTTTATTAAATTTATCGACATAAAAGGTCTTACAGCTTCACAAATTAGCAAATTTTTTGTCTTGACATGTTCTAAGCCATTATAAACTGATTGCTGTCTAGTTTCCCCAGCTTCACATATATATCTATTTTCAATATTATATTCATTTAAAAATCTTATTACATTGGAATTATCTAAATCACTTGGAATTATAATTGTTCCAATATCTTCAATCTTTCTTAAGGTTTCTAATCCATATATAAAAATAGGTTTTCCTTTTAGTCTAGCAAATTGTTTAGGATATCCTAATTCAGCTCTTTTTCCCTTTCCTCCTGTAAGATAGATTACATCAATCATATTTTTACTCCTTTTCTTTTTTCCAAAATTTTTCTATTAATTCCTTATTATCAATTAATACTTGATATAAAGATGATTCTAAAATAGATATAATTTTATATTCTATGCCACCAATTTTAATCATAATTCTTGTAATTTTTCCTTCCATAAATCTATTATTTGATTATCAATAATTATTCTTTTATCATTTTCAAAAACATTAAGTAAAAATTTAATTTGTTTTTTATAATCATGTGGAACTTTTGGTGTTTTTCTTTTTTGTCCGTCTTTTCTTATTAATGTTTTATTAAAATTATCCCATTCTAAATAATCAGGAATAAAATAACTTTTGTGATATTCACCAGAATAAAAATCACAGCCTAATATTCTTAATGATTTAATATTAAATTCTAATAAATGCATAATCGCAATTGTAGACATATTTGGTTCAGTTCCATCAAGTTTTATCCTTAAGTCATTTACAAAAAAATCAAAGACAGTATTCAAAGTTATTCCTTTTGTCTTTTCTGCCATAACATATTTTCTATTTAATAAAACAAATCGATTTAATGCTCTTTTTTCTTTTTCATTGCCATATACAGGGTCACGTTTAGCAACAATCCATTTTATTTTATCTCTATCTAATAGTTTAATCCTACCTGTATTATATCTATTTGCAGCCCATTTCAAGGATCGCATAATGGCTCCCGTATGATATAATACATCTGTTCTATTTCCGATATCTTCATGTATGAGTGAATAATCTTCATGTAATGGATTTATTGGAAATGTATTATTAAGTCTTACAACAATATCATAATTATTAATTTCCTCTCCTTGTTTTGATCCTTCTAAAATATTACTAGGCCCAACTATAATAATATTTTTTCCTTTTAAATAATTTGAATAAAAGAAAGCATGTTTAAAATAATTAATTGGTCTTACACGTTTTGTTACTATTTTTCTTCTTGCCATAATAATTCTCCTAATCTTTTATAATTCTTATAATTTCAAAAACTTCGGCATATTCTTTTAAAATAATACTTCCATTTATACTTGCTTCATTAACAATTTTGTCAATACTTCTTGGATGAGGATTTTCTTTAATTTCATCTTTATACATTTTTAAAGCCGCAATTTTTTGATCTAAAATATCCTTAGATATATTATTAATAAAATTAGGCTTAAATTTTTGTAAGCTCGGAGCTTGCCATTCTGTAGATGATAAAGTTTTAAAAGAATAAATTTCTTTTATTTGATTATTACATGGTCTTGCGGCTGTTATTGTAGATGTAAAAGTTAGTCTATGATCTATATTTAAATCACTGTAATTATGAGTATAAATAATATTTGGTTTAATAGAAAATAACCATGATTCAATGATTTTTATAATTTCTAATATTGAAATTGTATCAAACTTTTGATCTGGAAGATTTGCAAAATAAATGTTATAATTTAAAAATTTTGCGACTTCTTCAGATATTTTTCTTAATTGAAGAATTTCTTTATTTATATTTGTATTATCATTTTTATATCTTGAAGTAATACCAGTACTTAAAATTAATACTGAGACTCTATCACCATTTTTTATATGTTTTATAAGCGTTCCACCTACACCAATTAATTCATCATCTGGATGCGCCACAATTGCTATTACATTATTTTTCATTTTTTATCGTCCTTTCAATTTTTACATCTGCAATTATATGATCATTTTTTAAACTTGCTCTTGAAAATTCAATTTTATATTCACCAAATTCAATATATGCTTTTGGATATCCTTCACCATCAAGCATTCTAATAAAATCAAATATCTTATTTAAATTAAATTCTTTTTCAATTCTATTATTATAATTTCTTGTATAACTTGTAACTTCTCCAATTTGATCTATAGGTTTTAATTGTTCATTGATTATTTTAGGAATCATTTTATTAAAAATAATATTTGAAATTCTAATTAATATCTCATCACAAGTTCCATTTAAACAAAGATTTTCCTTTAGATAAATAGGTCCAGAATCATAATCTTTAATTATCTTAATTGCAGATATTTTAGTATGACTTATATTATCTAATATTTGATTTTGAATTGGACTGCCACCTCTGCCATAAGGCAAATCCGTACAATGAAACAATATACAATTAAAATTCTCATAAACTTCTTTTGGAATAAACCATGACCAATGAATAAAAAACACATAATCAGGTCTGAAGTTAACTAAAGTTTCTAATAAATAATCTTTTTTTGTAATTATTTGTAATTCTTTGTATGTATAATCTAAAGATTTAGCTTTTTCTATATGACATTTTTTTATTGTTGCTATTAATATTTTCATAATTTATTTATTTCTTTCTTCAAAATAATAATGATTGAAATTAAAATATAACGAATTAAAAAAAGATCCATTAAAAAACTTTCTACTTGGTAAAATTGTGCTATAGCCGTTATATTTTTTAATCATTTTTTCCCAAAATTCTATATTAGGATTACATTTATAACATTCACCATAAATATTTTGTAATCTCATATTTTTAAAACCTTCTTTTAAAACTAAACTTAATACTTTCGATCCATATCCTTTGCTAATATATTTGGGGCCAATAGTTAAAGCTATTTCGGAATTTCCATTTTCCCACTGAATTTTATCAAGACCAGTATATCCAATAAAAGTATCTATATCTTTGTCTCTTTCTCCTTCAGCCTCTTCTTTAAAAATTCCCCAATATCTGGCATTAATACTTCGATTGTTTATAACATTTTTCAAAAAATCTATCTGCATATCACTTGTAAGTAAATACGGTGTTCTATAAATACCTTTTTTGGTATTTTCATTTCTCCATATTCTTAATTTTTCTAAATTTTCAAAATTTAAAACATCTAAATAAATATTATCTTTCATATGTTCTCCTTATTTTTAATATTTTTATGATATCTTCTACTCTTTTAAAGTCTTCTATTGTATCAACACTCCATTTATAATCAAATTTAAAAACAGAGTTAACCTCATAAATTTTAAATTTCTTAGGATTATTTTTTATAAATCTTGTTACATGTTCCCTATCTTCTTTATCTTCAGCAACATTGTTAATATATGCTAAAACGGATGACTTCATGATTTCTACATCAAGTCCGCTAGGTAATCCATTTTTACCTCTATTATGTGTAAAATCAGCATTATTTAATAAATGTTTCTGTATAACTTCATCAATAACTTTAGGATAAAACCCTAACATTGGACAATCACTTGTTATTCTTACAACATTTGTTATATTTTCTTGTGTAATATTTTGTATATAATTTAATGCTGCATAATACCTATTTAATACATCTTCTTCATTTCCTTCATGAGAATAACAGAAACATTTATCTGAATATAATTTTGAAAAAACACTATTATCTGAAAATGGATAAATTATTCCTGTAAAATGACTTAATTTACTTTGTTTTGCCCCTTCAATTGTATAACTGGTCATTGGATGACCAGCCATACTTTTTATACATTTTCTTTGAAGTCTATTTGATTTTAATCTGGCTTGAATTAAAGTTATTATCAACTACAACACTTCCTTTAATATATCTGGTGTTCTTGCAAATTCCCCAGCATCTAAACCTGTCGAAGTTTTTAACTTGTAATGCCATTCGATTATTTTAGGTTTAAATCTATTAAACAGTGCAAAATTATTTGTATGATCTGAAATATTATTCCCAATTTTAATATCTAATTTTAAATATTCTTGAACACTAGCAGGATATTGACTTATACACCAAAATTCTTCAAGTTCTTTTGGAACTTTTACGCAGCCTAACCCAGATATATTTTTATTTCCGAATTTAATTGTTAAATCATTTGTTTTTGAAATATATACTGGAATTTCTTCAGGTATAAAATCTATTAAATAATCTAATTCTCTTCTATTTGCTATTTTCACGAATGGAATATCATAACCAAGTAAAAATTCTAATGATGGTCTATCAAAAATAGAAGCGGTTACTTTATATCCTAATTGATTTCCATATTCATAAGCATAATTAAATGATTCTTCAGTTAAAGGAATATTCGCTCCACAAGCTTTGAATAATTGCCATTTTATAATTATTTCATACTTGCCGCTGTCAATAGCCTTCAATTCATCATACATTCTTTTTATTATTCTTTCGTCGTTTCTACATGTATTTCCAGACCCAAAATCCAATATTATTGTTTTATTTTTCATAAGTGCCAAGAACACCTCTTTCTTTTCTTTTATTTGTTCTCGATCTTAAAGCTACAATAGCAGCTTTTAATCCATCTAAAGCAATATTATTTTCATTACACTTAAGTTCTGAGTTTTGAAAAGTTTCTAAAACATCAATACAAATTCCGATAATATCAGGAAGGAAAACACCATTTAAATTAGTTTTATTTATAGGTCCATTTTGAAAATGTATTCCACATAAAAGATTATTATTTTCAACACTTTTAATTAAATAATTTTTCGAAGAATTATTCTCATTTTCATCTTTTTCAATATATGTATGTTCTTCAGTCAATAATTCATTCCTTAATCTTGTTAAGTTCCCATTGATCTTTTTATAAGCTTTAAATGGCTCTTCTGGACTCCATGATAAGTAATCATCTGAATATCTAACAGAATATCCTTTTTTATTATCTGGAAGACCAGTATTGATTTTTTTATCTCCATATTTAAAATCGGCATATTCTCCATAATTCATTTCACAAGCTTCAATTTCTTTTGTTCCAAAATATTTTTCAAATTTTTTCATAGTTTAAATCATCCTTTTTTATTTATTTTTTTTACTTCTTTTCAAAAAAATTATTTAATAATTTTCTTATTTTTATTAATTCATTCAAATTATTTTCCATATAATCAAGAGTAACAATAAACATATCTATTATTAATTCTTGCGTATTACTAGTATAAAGAAAATTTTCTCCACCTTTATCGTTATTTTTTAAACCTATTCTATAGCTTTTATTATTAAATTTACATAATTCCGAAAACTCATGAACACTACAAACATTTAAGGTACTTTTATTCTTTTTTAAATAATTATTTAATTTTTCTTTTAGTAGATATTCACGAATTTCTTTATCTTTTGGCTTTTCTTCAATAAATCTAAATATTTTAAACATTGTTTTTATTATTCCTTTCTATTCTTGACAATCAACGCAATAATTTTCCCATTCATCTTTATCATTCTTTTCAACTGTCCAATTGTTTTCTTTTGCATAATTTAAAGCGGCTTCAAAAGTTGAAAAACTTTCATTCTCACTGCATCCATCACAAATTATATACCAATTTCCTTTAATTTTATTAATCATTATTTTTGCCTCTATAGACTAAAGATTTCCAATCATATTCTAAATCAAAGAATCTATTTAAAAATTCTCTAGCTAATTCATTTGATTTTTCATGATCAATATTACAATTATCCATAAAAAAACATGAAATATTTGAATGCCACCCCAAAAGTAAATCGTCATCTTCGGATTCAAGCCAATATTTCATTTGTGATAATGTGAATTTAAATTCACAATTTCTAAATTCTGGTTTATCCCTATTTTCAATTGTTGATAAACACAATTCAATTCCATTATACATACCAATCATATAATCGCTTTTTAAACTTTCAGCCTGGTTTTTCTTTGTTTCTTTTAATTTTCTTAAATTTTCCTTGAAATTTATTATTTCAAATTTTTCATTATTCATTTTAAATTTAAACCTTCTTTCATAAATTCATTAATACAATTAATGATATATTCTTGTTGTTCAAATAATAAGTTATAATACAATGGAATACTTATTATTTGATCGGCTACTTTTTCAGTATTAGGACATTGTTTTGAATAATCAATTTTGTCCAATGGATCATAATAAAATGAATTTTTATATATTGGAGGGAAATGTATAACACATTGAATTTCCCTTTTTTTCATGTAATTAATAAATTTATTTCTATTTTTTCTATTCTTAACTTTAATTACAAACAAATGATAAACATGAATTCTTCCCTTTAATTGCTTTAATTTTTCACATTTTAACTTATCAATATATTTATCAGCCAACATATATCTAAATGTTTGAAATTGACAATGCTTTGTTTTAAATTGACTTAATACAAGTGCTGCATTTATTTCAGACATTCGATAATTATAGCCTAAAAGCTCCATCATACCTTCTTCATTTCTTCCATGATTTCTAAATAATTTAACTCTATAATCTAATATATAATCATTTGTTAATAAAGCTCCACCTTCACCAGATGTTATATGTTTTGCTGGATGAAACGAATAACAAACAATATCAGGAATTGTATTATCAGCGATTCTATTAATTCCGCCAAAAGAATGACACGAATCACTAATAAAATATAATTGGTTATTATCGCAAATTTCTTTTATTGCTTTATAATCAGCTAATTGACCTGCATAGTCCATGGAAATTATTGCTTTGGTTTTATTTGTGATTAATTTTTTTATACTTTCAGGATCAATTAAAATAGTATCTGGATCGATATCCGCAAAAACAGGTGTTCCTCCACAATAACTTACACAATTTGCAGTTGCTACAAAAGAAATTGAAGGAATAATTACTTCATCCCCAGGTTTAATTTTTATTGCCATACAAGCAGCATGTAAGGCAGATGTACCACTATTAAGAGTTTTACAAAATTTATAACCTGTATAGTTACTCAATTCATTCTCAAATTCTTTTGTAATTTCTCCTTGTGTTATATTATCGCTTGTTAATACTTTATTTACCGCTTTTATATCATGCATATCAATAAAATGCTTTGCATAATTAATCATGATTAAGCAAGTTCTCCTTTTTTCTTTTTACTTGTGCTTCTTTTGCTATACTAAATTGTTCTTTTAATTGGTTTAATTCTTCTTGTAAATAACTTTTTTCAAGTTTTAATTGTTTAATATTCTCAATCAATAATTCATTAGTAATTTTTAAATTTTCATTTTCTTTTGAAATCATTACAATATGATCAATTTCTAATTCTTCATATGTCATTTTTTTACAATTTTCATTCATAATAATTTCCTCATTTCTTCAATAGATAAGTTCTCCTTTTTTCTTTCTACTTGTGCTTCTTTTGCTTTGCTAAATTGTTCTTTTAATTGATTTAATTCTTCTTGCAAATAACTTTTTTCAAGTTTTAATTGTTTAATATTCTCAATCAATAATTCATTAGTAATTTTTAAATTTTCATTTTCTTTTGACATTGCAATATGATCAATTTGTAATTCTTCATATGTCATTTTTCTATAATTTTCATTCATAATAATTTCCTCATTTCTTCAATACTCAAAATATTATTCTCATTATTACTTGCATATGTAAATTGATTATGATTTATCCATAATTCTGGTAGTTTTCCATAATAAAGCTTGTAAAATGTATCGTAAATCACAATATTTCTTGATTCTTCATGACTAACTAATGTTTCATTGATTTTTTCGCCTTTTCTTAATCCTACAATTTTTATTTCAGCATCTTCCTTTATGGCTTTTATTAAATCAACTATCTTTAAAGTAGGTAATTTAGGAATAAATATTTCTTGACCTTCCATAATTTCTAAAGAAGATAAAACAAATTTTGCGGCATTATCTATAGTTGTCCAAAACCTAGTCATTTCATTATCAGTTAAAGGAAATTTGCCACCTTCTTTGGCTATCTTCTTGAAAAAAGGAATAACTGATCCTCTAGAGCCAATAACATTTCCATATCTTACAATCGAAAATATAGTTTCATTATCGCCAGAATAATTATTTCCATCAATAAACATTTTCTCCATACATGCTTTTGTACAACCATATAAATTTATAGGATTTACGGCTTTATCTGTAGAAATTGCCAATACTTTTTTAACTTTTCTATCAATAGCAGCATCAATTATATTCGCTGATCCTATAACATTCGTTTTGACAGCTTCAAAAGGGTTATATTCGCATGAAGGAACATGCTTTTGAGCGGCTGTATGTATAACATAATCAATTTCATTAAATGCTCTATACAATCGATCTTTATCTCTTATATCACCAATAAAAAAAGATAATTTTGGATTATTTTTAAATTCTTTTTTCATTTCTGATTGTTTATATTCATCCCTAGAATAAATATAAATTTTTTTGATATGTTTATCACTATTTAATAATTGTTTTGTAAGTTCTTTTCCAAGAGTTCCTGTTCCACCTGTTATTAGAATTTTTTTATAAAACTTATTCATTAATTTCTCCTTTTAAATTTTCAAAATCACAAATAACATTACTTAATAAATTATCTAAAGAATCAATCATAGATTCTTTTTCTTGTTTATATTTGTTAATTAAATCTTGCAGTTGACTTAATTGATATCTTTTTCGATAATTATTAAATTCTGACTCAAAATTATCTTTTTCAGTTCTTGAATTTTTCTTATTTTCTTCCAATCGCATTAATTTTTTAATTATATTTATATCCATTTGATTGCAATCAGCATCTACACTTATTTTATTATCTAAATTATTATTATTATTATTTAAAGTATAATCTATCAAATCAGCCACAATATTTAATAGATCGGCTGTACTAAAAGAAGAATTTTCTTTAACTGATCTTCTTAATAATTCTTTATCATTTAATAATTTTTCTTTAATATTTTTATTTTCCATGGATCACCTCATGCATTTCATATAATTCATTAATAACCTCATATGGTGTCTTATCTGAATATCCTTTAGTTGTAGTTATAATAGAAAGTGCCATTAATAATAATTTTCCTTCTTCTGTATTAGTATTAATATCACTTATTTCTTTTATTTTTTTTGGCTGATTCATCACTTTTAACAAACTTGCCTCATTAAGATTTTCATTTTTATTCATTAATGTTTTTCCCTTTCAAATAATATTCTTTCCATATTTTTGTTTGTTTCTTCTCTATTTTTAATTCCGCAATTAAAGCAAATTCTAGCACCATTTTTTCCATATGGTCTTAATTCTGCCAGCTTCCCACAATATTCGCAAAAATCTGGCTCTTCATCTTCTATAATTACAATATCGCCTATTCTTTTTGTCATGATTACTCCTTTCTAATGTGCCTCCCAATTTGTTCCCTAACATAATTTCTATTAAGGAATTTATTATCTTTTAAATGTTCTCTTTGTTCTTTTTGCCAATATTTAACTTTATTATCGGCAATATTTTTAACATTATTATCAAGACTTCCAACTGATCTTCTTTTCCAATTGCGAATATTTCTTTCAATTTGTCTTTGTCTTAACTGAGCATTATAAGATATTTTTTGGGCTTCATTATATCCATATTGATCAATTAAATCTTGTTCTGCTTTGTCTACTCTTGGCGGCAATGGTTCTTTACCTTCAAACCATAGACTTACATCATGCTTACAATTAGGGTGAAATAATCCTTGAGTTTCTGCATCATCTATTGATTCATAAACAGGATGGCGTTCTATGCTTAAAGTTATACCTTCGTAAGGAGTGCATAATTCACAAGCTCTAAAATGACTTGATACAACGACTAAAGTATATCCTCCTTCAGCATATCTATTTAAATTAGCCTGTAAAGAACATCTTCCTGAGACAGTACGACCGACCATTTCGCAATAAGTATCTATTGAATATTTTGCTCCATTTTTATAAGTTATAGTTTGAATTCCTTGTTTTGCTAGTTGATCCATCATTTCTTGAGAGTATTTTATCCTTGTGTAAATATCACCTTCTTTGAAATACTTCTCACCTGCTTGTATCGCTGCATTTCGATAAATATCCTCAGCTTTTCTTAGTATTTGAATTGGTTGATTATCTAAGTTGTAATATGCTGCATCTCTAAAAGTTTTATAGAAAGGTACATGTTCAGATATATTTTTAAATAATGATAAAGTCTCGCTACTTAAGGCTGGAATTGCGATTGGTGGAGGACTTTCAATTAAAAAAGATCCATTTGTAATCTTCTTTATAATTGATGCAGATAAATTATTATATCTTAAATCTGCTTTTGCATGGTTTATTCCTGCGATATATGCTTTTGCTAAGTCTTTATTTGCCCAACTTTTCCAATCTTTATTGAATGTTTTGGCAATTGTTGTTACTTCTGTAATATACGCTTTTTTATAATTAGTAACATTTGTTGGATCATTATTTATTTTTTCTAGTAATTTTTTTGTAGCAATCAGCATTCCAAAAACTACATTTTGAGCAGACAAATATAAATTTTTTCCATAATCTTCATATCTATCAATGTTCATTTCTTCACCTTATTTTTTTGTTTTTCTTGTTCTTCATGATATTCTATTTGTTGTTCTTCGAATAGTTCAAAATTCTTTGTATTGGCAATTCTAAAATATGCATCACCGGCATGAAAAAAATTACCGGCTTTTGTAATTTTAGCAATTACATTTTTATCATTATCGGGAAGTTTATTTTCTTTTTTATCAATGAAAGTATTAACTAAAATTACTAGTCCTTTCATATAATATTCAAGTCCGCTTTTATATAGATCATGAAATGGTTGATAACAATCAGGAACTAATAGCTTAATAAATCTGCCATAATTGCTTCTGATCTTGTCGAGCATTGGTTGATAATTTGGCAAGCTTTGTTTTGCTAAATTCTCTAAATCTCCTAATATTTTATTTAATTTATCAGAAAATAAATAAATATTATTCCTGTAATCATATTCTTCATTAGTTTCCCATCTGAATTTTATAATATCATTATTATTTTTTTTCATTTTTTCCTCCAATCTAATAAGGAAATTTTATTATAAAAACAAATAAAAGACAAGGTTTAAGAATTTTTTTCTTAAACCTCAGTTTTAATCATTTCCCCTGTAATTCCTTCATCTGCATTAATTTTGTCAACTTCTTCTTGTATTTTTTCATCTGTCCAATCTGGATGCTGTAATTTTACCTTCATAAAATTAGAAATAGCTTTTGCCTGATATAAATTTCTTATTACTTCAGATGTTTCTTTATTATCTGTCATGATTGAATCTTCTATTTCCAATGATATTGGTTGATTTTCATAATTTGAATATAATCCACTTGCTTTATCAATATTTTGGGCTTGTTGTAATAAACTTAAAATCGCAGGTTTGAAATATTTTTCTTTTTTTGATCTTGTTTTTTGAGACTTATTTTCTCTTATTTTTAAAGCGGTACCGCTTTGGGCATTTCCATATTCTCCTAAGCCGAATGTTTGCGGAGAATAACCACAATTTGAAATTATTTGCCACGTTAGCTCTGAACACGTTTTCATGTGTTCTTCAACTCTAATATCAAATTGTACTTGTTCTATAGGTTTAACATTATTTTCAGACATTCTCCATTGGGTAAAATCCATTTTTACAAAAGACTTTTGAAATTTGCTAAAATTATTTATAAAGGTCGTTGTACCGTTCACATCTGATCTTGTCTTTTGTAGTAGTTCCTCATCAACAAATATTTGTGCCATTCCTAGTTCTATGTCACGCATCCAACTAGTCCAAGCAAAATCTAATGAATCAAGTAAGGAAATATCGTCTGAATAATCATTGATTCCTAAAGGACTTCCTAAAACGAGTCTATTAGGTCGCATATTAGGTACATATACACACCCTAAACCATATACATTTTTATATTCAACTGGCTTTAAATTTAAATCTTCAGTTTCTTTAATACTATTAGGATCAATTTCTTTGCCTACTTTTGTCGCTGTTCCAACGTTTAATTTATATTCGATTAAAAGAGAATTGCCACTTCTTCTTCTATTCTCAAATAATCTAAAGACTTTCCCACTATCTGTCTTTTTAACTACTCTAAAAAACAAGATTTCCCATAGTCTACCTCTCCAAAAAGTAGGAATAAATTGCTTTGGATTCATTACATTAATTAAAGGAACTCCTTCTAATTGTGCCTCTATGTCTAATTTTAATACACAACCTGAGATTGCTGCCGATATTTCCGCACTTTCTAATAAAATACTATTAAATCCATTCTTTTCAATAATATCTTTTATTCTTTCCCCAGCAATTGTTTTTTGATCATATTTATAAATTGGACTTTCAGAAAACAATAAATCTGCCGAAGTGCTTGCGATATCACCAGCTAAAGGCATATGGACAATACCTTTTCTTTCTTCAGTTTCTAGTCTTGCCCAAAACTTTTCTTGAGCTGTCTCATTTCCCGAAGCTAATCTTGTATAAAATCTTAATAATTGTTCAGGATCTCCACTATACCAACTTGCCCATTCCTCATATTTTAAAAACCAATAGTCGCATTGATTAGGTGGAAAATTATCTTTTTCATTCAAAAACATTTAATTCACTCCTTCTAAATTTTCAATAAATCTATCAATAATTTCTCCTACAGTAAACTTATTTTTATATATTTTTTTATTTTTAACTACTTCTCCCTTTTTATAATTTTTATAATATACTTCTCTGACAATACATTTACGAGCATCTATCCAATTATTATAATTATCTATATAATGTTCGGCTATTATTAAAATAGAATTTTTCACTTTGTTTAAATCAAAAATTAATCTTGTTAATGCTAATTCTTGTCCAATAGGCAATTTTGTTTCTTTGTATTTAATTTCTAATAATATATATGCTTTATTTTTATATTCTATTAATCCATCCATATCAGTTGGTGTAATCTTATTATAAACAAGATTTTCAAAAGTTATAATTTGTTGTTTTCTTCCAATATGATTAATTTTACCTCTATTATTTTCATGATTTAACATTTAAAGTACACCACCCATATTTTGAAAATATATTTATAAATTTATTAGAATTATTTCCAAAATATATAAAACATTGTCCTTGTAAAGGTGAACATTTATTATTATTAGGCTGATAAAACTTAATACGTCCTTTTGGAAAACAAATAGCATTTGAATAATTTATAATTTTATGAAACCAGATAGTATCAGTTGCATTGTTTACAAGTAATATACATTGATTTATATTGTTTAATTCTTCAATAATTTTATCAATAAATTTATTTATTAAGTTTATTGAATATGGCGGATTAATCCATATATTTCCTTTCCATTTCTTTGTTAATCCATTATCTTTAATTGTATATATTTTATTTGCTTTAACAATTTTATTTGCTTCAATTGAACTTGCTGGATCTAAATCTATATTATTCATTACTTCAATTACAGCTTTTATATAAACTTCTGGCGTATACCATTCATTATCTCCAGAATTATTAACAATATGAGGTTTTTTAATATCTTGATATGCTTTATTTACTGTAATTTCTCCTTTTTTTAGTTTGTTTTTTGTCTCTTCATCTGCTTTTTCTTCTATATGTTTTACTTTGTTTAGCGTTCCTTTACTGACGTTAAATGCTTCACTTGCTTGTTTTTCGCTATCAACATTCCCCAATGTTGGGGAATCATTGTTTAACTTTCTTGACGTTCTATTAGCTTTTGACTTATTTTCTAATCCTTTAATCTTTAATATATCCTGAAGTTTTAAAGCCAATAAACCTCTATCATAATTATTTAAATTTCTTCTACCTCTTTGATTATTTATCATCCATTCAATAACATCAATTCTATTATTAAAACTCATATATTCAGTTTCATATTGCAAATTATTTTTTTCAGCTATTTTGTATCTATTATGACCGTCAATAATTATATTTTCACCAGACCAAATTTTTATTGAATCTTGTATGCCATGATTTTTGCAATTTTCTTCTAACTGATTAAATTCTTCATCTGTTAATTTTGGTATTAATTTTTCAAATTCTTTATCAATTTTTAATTCTTTCATATTTTCTCCTTTAAATTCCTAAAATTTTATATCTACTTGTAGCCCAAGCTATAAGACTATCGGGTATATGGTCGTCAATCTTTGCAATCTGCCCTAGTTCTGGGTTTGCATAATGATATTTTTTCATTTTCTCTTGAGCTGTTTTATTAGTAATATTTAATTTATTTCTTTCTAATAAAAATCTTAATACATTTATGCCAATACCTTTCCACTTATTAAAAGATACTGGAATAACTTTAGTTGGACATCTTAATTCCATAAAAGTTTTTTGTAATGTAATATTGCTGTCTTTAGGGTTACTATCACAATAGACGGCTATTACATTATATTTGATACATAATTCAGCTATTGCCTTACATCTTTCTTTTAATTCGACATATTCCCAATATTTAGTTATATTATTTCTGAAAATTTCTCTAGGGTCTTGAATTAAAGAAAAAGCTGTAAAACTATATCCCCAGTCAATTCCAGCCTCTGTAAATACTTTAGGCTCAAATATATCATTTCTACCTCTGTTATACGCTCTATCTATACTATCAAATTCAAAAATTGTTTCCCCTACTTTAGGTCTTTTTAGTAAATATTCAGCATCAACCATTGCTTTGGTACATTGTTTTATTTTTCTTTCAAATTCTGATAAAGTCCAAAAACCTCTCTTTCCAATAACTTCATTAATACACCAAGCATATAATTTAGCTCCAATTTCATATCTATTATCGATTATTTCAGACATTAATCCAAAAGCATTATGTAAAGTGCTAGAAATTATTACATTATCAAGTATTCCATAATTTGATTTCGGCTGTCCTAAAGCTCCCAAATATATCTTTTCTTCCATTTCATCAACTTCATCTAATCTTAATTTTTGAGGATGGGGCCCTCTTATTGATTTTGTAGAAGCTGCCAAAGCTTGAAATTGTGATCCATGAGTTGTTTTAAAACCTCTTCCAGCTACTTGACCATTAACTAAAAGTTTGTTTCTTAAATGAGCTACCGTTGGCATATTCCATAATTCATTGGTATAGGCAACCGCTTTTATTGACTGTTCTAAGCTTCCCCCTAGTACAGTTGTCCAGCAATGAGGTTTGAAAACACTTTCTAACCAACCAAGAATCGCTAAATCTCTTGTTTTACCTGATCCTCTCATTGCATACCATATGGAAAATGAATCTTGTTCTGAGTAAGCTCCCCATAATGCATCTAATGGAGATTTATGATCATTCTTTACACAATATTCATTAGTACTTCGAGGATAAGGAAATTTATTATTTAATACTGTGGCACAATAAAGAGCCAACTGTTCCTTTGATCTTGGAGCTTTTCCAGCGAATGATTCATCTATATCAACTATATTTGAAAAGTTTGGTAATGCTTCTTGTCTATTATAAAGAGAATTAATCACAGCAAAAGAAAGAATATCACAATATTTTATTATTGTTTTTTTATTTCTCTTCTTTGTTTTCTGCATTTTTATCCTCTTCTTCCTTAATTTCTTTTTCTAATTGCTTATAGTCGTCATCATCAATTGCAGGATATAAAGCTTTGAAGGCATTTTGTATATGTTCATCTGTAATGTTAAGTTTAATTCTTCCCTTTTCAAATTCTTCAATGATTTCTTGATCAACTCTTTTCCATTTAGTAGGAAATCTATTACATAGAGCAAAAATTAAAGCGTTAACATTCCCTCTATGAAATTTTGTAATTTTTTTTTGTTTCTTTTTTCTTTTTATTACTTTTTCTTTACCATCATTATCAATTAATACATCTTCTTCTAATTCTGTTTGTACTTCAGTATGTTCAAAGCCTGTACTTTCTTTATATAATGCTTCTGTTAGTTTGATTTCTAATTGTTGTTTGCTGTTCTTTAGGACCTCTTTAAACTCTGTTTTTAATGTAGAATATTTATAGAAAGTTGCTTCACTTACTCCCAACATTTTATAAATTTGCTGGTGCGAATAACCTTCATTAAGCCAAAATCTAATTTGATCTAATTGAGGATAAATTATTGTATCATATGCATTTTTTCTTCCTGCTTTTTTGACTTTTGACATAATATCAACTCTTTTTAAATTTCTCGTTTAATATACATGGAACAGCATTTTTCCACTTGATTTTATGATGTATTCTTTTTGAATCATTATTTATTATCATAGAAATTTTTACACATGATGGACAATACATTACAGTATAAAAACTTTTAACATATGTTCCTTGTTCTAAATATATAGTTGTCATTCCTCCTGATTGTTTTTGGGTTTGTATTTGTTCTAGTGCGATATGATTAAGCATTACAAAAATTTTACCTTCTTGTCCTAATTTTACATAGGTTGTTGTATCTTCATTTACATTTCCTAAAAAACTAAACCTTCTGTCTACACTACATACAAAGCTATTCATAGCTTTTCTTTTTAATCTTATAGCTGCTCCCATTGGGTTATTTGTTCCCCCAATATAATCCCCACCTTGAGCGAATGTAACGGTTAGAATATCTTTGTTATATTCAAGAAATTTAATCATTTCATCAATAATATTATCTAATATTGGAATTCTAATTTTTGTATGTTTGTAATCTAAATTCTTATTAAATCGATAATTCATTGATTTATAATCATCATCAAGTTCCATAAAATATTTAAATCCTTTTTCTTTAGCGATATCAAAACAAATATTTCTTGCCGATACTACAGTCTTTCTATGGTTAAAATTATCTCCTTGATCAGTCTTTTTACATGCTTCTTTTTTATCAAACATTAAAACTTTTTCAGTTCCATATTTATCAAAATATTGATTCACTGTTTCATCTTCATTGTCTATCAGAATAAACCATTTACCACTATAACCAAGATTATTTAACATATTAATCGTATGTATTTTATCAGCACGACCATGACTTAAAATAAAAACACAAAAATCTTTTCTCAATTAAAATCATCCTCTCCAAATGGCCCTTCAACTTCATTATTATTTAATTCATCTTCTCTTAATTCATTTATTTTTTTTGAAAAATCAACAAGACCGTTAGCGATAGCTTTTTCATAATCAATTATAATTAAAGCTAAATCTTCCATTAATTCTTGAGTCTCTTTATTTTGATGGCAATAAAATTCTGCGATATTTTCATAATTGAAGGTTAAAAATCTATTTGCGGCAAGGGTTAAAAAATCTTTTAAATCTTGATCGATATTACTTTTATTAATTTTATTAATTAATTCTTTTGTTCTATCAACATTAACTAATTCATTAATTGGTGGAGCTTCATCCATTTTAGGCGTATATTCTGGAGATGCAATTTTATCAGTATATCTATTTTCATCATTTTCATTACTACCAGATCCCGAAGAATCATTATTATTATTTCCAAGACTTTTGAATTCTTCTTCTAAATCTTTAAATTCTTGATTATCGAATCCAGTTAAAAGAAAATCATCTTCTCCGAAATCTTTTAAAATTTCATAAAGCTTTTCATTATCCCATTCACCAGATATTTTATTGAGTGCTACATTTAAAGCTTTTTCTTTTGTTTCATCAAGACCAACAACAACACAATCAATATCGGTATAACCTAAATCATTTAATACTTTTACTCTTTGATGACCTCCAATTATTCTATACTTATTATTTTCACAATTTTCATTGACGATAATCGGCTCAACATAACCAAATTCATCAATACTTTTCTTGATCTTTTGATATTCTGGATCACTTTCTTGTAAATCTTTTCTTGGGTTATATTCAGCATTGATTAATTCGCTAATTGATAACTTTTTAATTTTCAAGACATCATCTCCTCTACTTTTAAGTATATTGTACTATAAATATTGAATAAAACAAAAGGAAGCTTAGAAATTCTAAGCTTCCTTAACATATTTTATTTATTTAATGTTTTCTTATAATTAGAAATTAATTTATATATTTCTTCTATCTCTTGAAAAGATAAATAATTCTTTGATATATTTATCTTTTCAATATCCCTATTTCTAATAAATACATCAGCTATAATTTTATTATTATCTATAATTGAATAAACTGGATTTCTCCCTCTTACGGTACATTTTAAATACATTATTTCAAATGTTAAATTTTTTATTATATTTTATTGTTTGATTTTCAAGTTTATTAATCCTTTTTTGGTTATTTTTTATAATAGCTTCCAAAGTTTTAATATAATCACATAATTTTTGATGTTTCTTTTCAAATATTGCTTGATTATCTGTCAAAAGTTCTAATTGTTTATAAATTGATATTGATTCATCTATAATTTTCGAATTTTGTTCTTTTTTAAACATTTCTTAAATTCTCCTTTACCTTTTTTAAATTTTCTCTAAATTTATTTTCATCAGAACTTTTATTATTGGATTTAATTATTTCTTCTCTTTTCTTTTGTTCTGCTATTTCTCCTTTTTCAATATAACTATTATAGCTATTTACGATATCATTATACATTTTTTATCAGTCCTTTAATTTTTTATAAAATCATATACTACAGCTCCATTATTGACTATTAGTATATAATTTTCTTTATTTAAATTATTAACAAGACATAATAACATGTCGTCATCTTCTATTTGTCTTGATATTTTCTTTAAATTCTTAATTAGTCCGTTCCAAGTTGATAACGCTTGTTGATCTCCATTATATGCCTGCATAGCTTCAACCATAAAACTTTTATCATGTGGAATTATTTCTATTGTTTTGATTGATTCTTTATATTTAATGTCTGCAATATTTTTAAAATTTTCTCGAAGTATTGCTAATTGTACATCAAGAGTGTTGACTTTAGTTGGTTTTATAGTTGGCTTTTTAGTTGGTTTTGGTATCACAATTTCAGTTGATTTATTTTTAATCTTATCTTCATGCGATAAGGTCGGTTTATTTTTAACCTTATCTTTTGCTAAATTAGCTTTATTTTTATTATCATTTTTTTTAACTTTATCTTTAGTTACAATTTTTTCTGTTTTAGTATTTTGAGAATCATCATTTAAAAGAAATCCTCCAACACCCAAACATGTCAAAAAACTGAGAAAAAATATTCCACCTATAATTATTAATGTTATTTTCAAAACTTGATTATTTGTATATTTATTCATTTCCAAATTCCTCCTATTATTATCTTTTATTAATTCTTTCAATTTTTTTCATTAATTTTTCATTGTTAATTTTTTCAGCAATAAAATCCAGCTCTGATTCCGACAATCTTTCTGGCTCAATGAGTTCATATCCACCATCATATCCGCCATAAGTTTCGATTTTATGTCCCAAAATTTCTAATGTCCGCTTGTAATAATAAATTGATCTTTTATTATTAAGCCCCAATCTTTCCGCAAGCTCAGGGGCCTTTTTTCTTCCTTCTTCTTTCAATATTTTTAACATTTTTAAAGCGTTTTCAAGCTTCTTTGTTTTTGTATTATCATATATTTTTTTCTTTGTCATTGACATATCAACCTCACTTTATTTATCATTTTGCCCTAGTTGTATTTAGGGCAAAATGATATAATATATATATGTTTTAAAAAATTTAAATAATTATTACTACTTTTAAGGGCTGATAATATCAGCCTTTTTTATATGTCAGCTTCTACAGCTTCAAGGTCTTTAAGCTTTTCCAAATATTCTGGATCACATGAGCCATCTGTAAATTCTTCATCTGGATTGAAATTCATAACTCTAGGACTATGATATTTATTAAATTCTATTATTTAAATTTTTAAAAGTTACATAGTGAACATTAAAGTTAAATTCTGCATTTTCAACAGTGCCACGATATTTAAAAACATAATTTTTTTTATTTGATTCTAAAAATTCAAAATCATCTTTTTCCTTTAAAAATTTAATAAAAGATTCTTTATATAATTTTTTTGAAAATCTTAATGTCGTATATCCAGTAACTTCATCTAATTTAAAACTTATTCCTAACATTTTAAATACCTCCAAACATTTTGATAAATTCTTGGGCTTTTATATTTAATTTATAGGAATGATCTTTAGGCAAGTAGCAAATCAATTTATATTCATAATCATCATAATTATGCTGACCATCCCATTGATTCCATGAATTATTTTTAATAAAAATTATATGAATTGAATTTATGTCAAATTCTGCATCCGATTGCTTATTTTCTGAATATGTAATATTGCCATTATCTGAATACCATTTATCTATACATTCGCCAAATATTATATTTGGTCCATATAGAATTTCGGCGGTTTCACGACAACCATCTTTGCCAGCCCATGAATGTTCATGAGATATATTATTCAACATACAGTATTCATTAAAACTTTTTGCTGTAGTACAAGTTTGAATTTGATAATCCTTCCAAACATCAAGCTTTTTAACAGCTTGTTTTAAATGTTGAATATTTATTTTCCCTTCAGTTTTTTCTAATAATTCGGCAGCTAATAAAGCCACCTTTTCTATTCTCTTTTCTTCTTTAAACATTCTTAATTTTCTTTTCATTGTATAAATCCTCCTATTTTTTTATTATTCTCGATATCCATCATATATTTCAATGAAATATTCATTTTGATTTTTATTTTTATGTAATAAAAGTCCTTCAAATACAGAATTTTTATTATATTTTTTTATATCATCATATAACTTAAATAAGATATAAATATTATTTGGAATTTCAATTTCAATAATATATTCATCATGAAATTCCCCATCCTCATAATTAATATTTATAATTTTTGCATATTTTTCAATAATTTCAATATATTCTTTCGGTGTCTCACAAGTGGAAATAATATTTATTTTCATAATATCCTCCTAAGAGGGGATTTTATCCCCTATTCATTTAAATCAATTAATTCAAAATCAGATATTTCTTTACAAGTTAGTTTTCGATTATAGGTCAAAACTTCAAATTTATATTCTTTTTGATTCTCATGATTTATTAATCCATTCATAGGTTGACAATAAGGCGAAAACCCTCTTGATCTATATGTATATTTAAATTTAGCTGATTTAATCCAATGAGGTATTACATTTAAAATATTTTCATTTATTAGTTCATTTAATGCAGCTTTTCCACCTAAAGGAATATATGGTGTTTGTCCGCTCATAGAAGCATAACCAAGATTTCTATGAAATATTGTATATTCATTTTCATAAGTAAGATTTCCATTGCCAAATGTTATATCACCATCTAATTTCACTATTTTAAAATCTTTAATTTCAATTAATTCATTATTATTATTTTCTTCTTTTTCTTCATTGGCATCTTTTAGAATTAAAGCAGTTAATTGATTTTTTACATATGTTCTACTTGTTGATTCGATCCTAGCTTCCTTTGTAACAATCTTAGTTGACATATTATCAATATCACTTATAGCATATTCAGGAAAACAGTTAACTCTATGTCCTCCTATTTCTTCAACGTCATAATAAATTGCTAATTTATTAATTGTTACATTAACTACTTTATACCATCCTTCATTAATAGCCATGTCCTCATACTTATAAAGAACTTGACCAATTTGATATTTAGCATTTTCTTTTTTAACTTCTTCAATTGATTCATTATTTTCATTATTATTTTCTTCTTCTTCAATTAATTTCATTCTTTCGTCATAACCTTTAGAAACTATTTCGATTCTTTCGTCATGATCTTTATCAAGTAAAACATTTATTTGATTATAAACATATGATTCATTTGTTGCCTTGATCTTAGCTTCCATTGTTACAATTCTTGTTGATCCGTTAAGTCGATCAATTTCACCTATACAATATTCAGGATAATTATTTTTTCTATTTCCGCCAATTTCTTCGACATCATAGAATATTCCAAATTTATCAATTGTTATGTTTATAACTCGATACCATCCCGAATCATTCGCCATATCTCCACAATTGTAAAGATATTGACCTATTTTATATTTAGAAATTTCTTTTTTATCTTCTTCAACTTCTTTAACTTCTTCTTTTTTATCTTCAATTTTTTTAAATGCTTTTTCAATTTCATTTTCTCTTATATCTTGTTTGCTTCTCAAATATCCATATTTAATTCTATCTTCAATATATTTCAAAGTATAACTGCCAAATTCTTCGTAGCCATTAAAGCTTGTTGCGGCTTTATCAGCTTCTATAATACTATCTATTGATATTTGATCTTCCATTGAAAATGTTTTTTCATTTAAATCTTCATACCAAAATTCAGAATATCTCCAACTTTTACCTATTTTCCAAACATAAATAATAGCAATGCCTTCTCTTAAAAGTTCTTGAATTTCTTTTGATAATTTTGATAATGTCATAATATATCTGCCTCCTTAAGGTTTTTTTTGTTTTTCTCTATGACTCTATTATATTACATGGAATCTATTTTGTCAATAAGAACATAAAAAAAAGATACATTTTCATGTATCTATCTAAAAATTCGTATTTATTAAATCATTTACTTACTTAATATTTAGCTGGTCGCTCTAGCTAAATATACCTTTTATAAGGAGACAGAATATGATTAAATTGAAATTTAATTATATTCTGGTTTAAATACTACAGCCTCTATTATATTACATTGATTCTATTTTGTCAATAAGATTTATGATTTATGCAATTATATATAATTAATTTTACAATAGTTTTTATTCCATTATTATTGTAACTATGGTAGAATTATATTAAATGATTTTTGGAGGCTAAAATGAAAAATAATAAAAAAGAAGCTCGAACTTATTTATTAACAAAAGATATCATTGAAGCGATTGAAAAAGCTTCAAATATTAATAAGATCGGCGATAGTAAAAACACTATTGTAAAAAAATGTATTATATTTGGATTGAAAGAATTATACGATATTCAAATATAAAAATAAAGAAAGGATAAAATATAATGAAAAATTTATTTAATGGCCTTAAAAGTTTAATTTTAAGACCAAAATTAGTTAAAATAATATTTTTAGTTGTAATAATTGTATTTATGTATAACATTTATAATATTTTACAAACTGAAAAAAATCCAGCATATTATTTTTGTTTTTATCTTGCCATTCCTGCTTATTTATATATTCTAGGAATGATTAACCAAGAAAAAGAAGAAAAAATGTCAGTTAAAGAAAATTCTTTGCCTGCAGTTCAAGAAAATAATATTCCAGTTGATGAATTTAATGATCAACAAAATGACATAGATAAATTAGAAAAACGAATTATAAAAACCTCAAGAACTGAAGAAATAGAAACAATATATTTTAGAGGTGGACAGGCATATAGAAACAAAGAAACATATTACTTTAATAGGGAGGGAAATTAAATGTTATTTTCAAATGTAATAGAGAACTTAATTAATAGTTTAACAGGGTCTATTTCACTATGTATTGCCGTTCTAGGCGTTGTGGCAATAGCATGGTACGTTATAAACTCAAAATTTAAATTTTTATCAGCAGTTCTAACATTTTTGTTGATAGCGATTTTAAGCTATTTGGCTTTTAATCCAAATTTAATTCAAGAAATAGGTGGAAAATTATTTTTTATGATATATGAAGGGATCTGATTAAATTGAAAATTTTAAATAAAAAAAATAAGCCTAAAAAAAAATTAAGCACTATTATAATTAAATTCTTTGTTAAATACCTAATGGTAGCTCTAAAATTTATATTTAGAGCTACCATTAAAGGTTTTACCTCGGATCAATGTATACTATTTAAAAATAGAAAGAAGATTAAAATTATAAACTTTATATCCCTAAGTATTATTTTAATTTTATCATATTTTAATATAGCATGGGTTAAATTAATCTTTTTTTTCACTTTAAAAGGATTTATTTTAATGTTGCATAATTCTAAGCAAAATATTAAAACGCTTAAAATTAAGCAAAAATATAAGAGATTATCGAATGAATTTTTTGATAACAAATTAGAGGTTGTTTATTTTGATAATGAAAAAATAACAATAATATCAAATGAATTAACTATTGAGGATATTATTAAGTCTAAAAGTAAGTTTGAATTATTCTTTAATAGAAAGATATCTTTTATAAAAAATCAACAAAAGAATCTTAGGTATATTGATCTATATTTTTCAAAAGAAACAAAATTTAAGGATTGTTATCCTTTTGAAGAATATATAAATAAAATAGATGAAAAAGAAATAAAAAATAAATCAATTCCAGCAGTTATTGGAGTTGATGAAAAAGAAAACACTGTAATAATTGACTTTGCAAAAGTAAAAAATTTGTTTATAGCTGGTGAACCCGGTGGAGGAAAATCCGTTTTAACAAATGTCATAATACAATCGTTAATGATCTTAAACAATAATATTATGTTTATCATGGTCGATCTAAAAGAAGGAGTAGAGTTAAGCGATTATGATAATTTTAGAAATACTATAGTTGTCAGTAATACAAAAGAGCTATGCAGCATAATAAATAAAATAAATGAAATCATGATCGATAGATTACAAAGAATTAGAAAAATGGACAACTGCAAAAATTATTTTGACTATAATAATAAAAAAAATACCGAAAACATGTCGGAAATTTTTCTGATAATTGATGAATTAGCCGAAATAAAGTTAAATTCATCCAGTAAGGGGCGATCAGAAGAGGAGACACAACTATTACAAATAGGTCAAAAAGCACGAGCCGCCGGGATATATATCGTCGGAGCTACACAAAGACCGAGTGGAGAACAAATAAATACAGATTTTAGAGCTATATTTCAAAAGGCGATATCTTTCTGTATTTCAACAAAAGAAACCCAGCGAATGACTAAAGTTCCAGACACTGAAAAATTAAAGCCTGGTGAATTTAAAACTAATATCTGGAATCAAACTTCAAGAATTTATAAAGCTTTTTTAGTAGATTCCAAACATAATAAAATTTATTATGATTTAAAACATGTTCTAAAAGATGAAAAAATACTCATAAATATACTGGAAAAAAAGAAAACTAAACACTATAATTTCTTCCAAAGAATAGTTAACAAGTTTAACAAAGGTTATGACAAAAAGTTAGTACAAGCCTTTGATTGGTACAATTATTTAAAAACTGTTCCTAGCTCAGTAAAAATGCAGATTTCAGAGATTAAAAAATTAGTACAAAATGATAATAATTCCATAGAAAATCCTCAAATTCAACATGGGGATAACTACTTTTTACTTTTAAAATTTTTGCTGGAAAATAAACAGGAAAATAATTTGATTCCAGCAAGCAATAAAATAATAAAATCTTTGAAATTATCCGAAAGAAAAAAGAAAGAATTATTAACAAAAGCACTCGAAGAAAATTATATTAAAAAAAGAGGAAAAACAAGATTTGAGATAAATGATTGTGAAAAGTGGAATGATATTAAAGAATCTATTAAAACAAAACCTACCAAACCCAACTAATTTAAAATTGATGTTATCTTTTTAACTCTGAGGATAACATCAATTTTTTATTCTAGTTACATGCCAGTTACATGATGCAATAAATTCCTTTTAATTGAAAAAAGTATTTCCATTTATATAATAATCTAGCTGTTACCTTACAATTTATAGAAGGTAACACTAACATTTTCATAAGTTAGATAAATTCAAGCTTAAAAAGCCTATTATATATATATATATTACTGTTACTTTTTTAAATATTATAAGGTAACACAAACTAGAATAGTCATAATCATATTTTCATTGATTTTGTTACCTTGTAACCCAAAATAAATAATGCTTTTCACATGGGGACACTTCCAAATATTTCTAAATAAGTCTATATATAAGTCTATAACTTAAATACAATTTTTGTTTATATCAAATTATATACTATTCTATATATAGTTATATGCATCTTTTTTTTGGGTTACAAGGTAACACGCTATTCAACACTAGTCTATCACTGTATTGTAGCTGTTACCAATAAAGGTAACACAAAGGTAACAGCAATTCAAAAAGGTAACAGTAAAAAAATGTAATAAAAATTGCTATTATTTATACTTGATAAATATTATTAATATCTATATAATATAAATACGAAAAAAACAAAATAAAGAGGTGAAATTAAATGAATGGAAAATATTTTGATTATTTGTTAAGTTTAAAAGGTTTGAAAAGGAAAAATGTAGCACAAAAATTAGGAATAGCCCAAACAACTTTAAACAAAAAAATAAAAGGTGATATAAGAATAACACTTGAAGAAATAATATCTATTATGAAATTACTTAATATGTCTTTTGACGAAATATTTATAAAATGCAATAATAATTCAACCAATATGGAGACAAGAGGTGGAGTTAATGAAAACTTCCATAGTTCAAAATTATGAAGAAAAAATGTATGTTAAAACTGTAATATATGCTAAAAATTCAGAAACTTATAGCATATCAAATTTTATAATGGAAGCCGAAGAAATAATACAATCAAATGATTCAATCGAATTACATATAAAATTTAAAAGAAAAAAATTACTCAATGATACTAATGAACAAATTTTAATATTTACAAGTGATGATTTTCAAGATACAAAAAAATTTCGCAAAAAAATGAATAGCCAAAACATGGAATATATGTTTACAGGAAATGATGCTGATCTAGAATATATAAAATCTAAAATTGTTTTAGGATGTGAAATAAATAAAATAGGACTCAATTATATTGGATTGGTTAAAAATAAAGATCAATGGCAATATATTGATAAAAAAGGAAATAATCAATTTATAACTTTAGACAATAATATTTTAAATTCTAATTTTGATTTGGATGAATTACCCACTGAAGATGAATTAAAAGAAATTGCTAAAGGTCTATTTAATTTTAATGATAACAATATAGTATATCCCTCTTTATGCTCAGCAGTAAATTGCATTTTAAATGAAAGATTATTTAATCTAAAAATTAAAATACCTATATTAAATATGACTGGTGAGAGTGGATCAGGTAAAAGCACGACATTTGAAACAATTATATCTAATATATGTCATTGCGAAAAGCCAGAAGTAGCAGCTAATATTAAGGAATTTGCGGCTGTTAGGCTATTATCTTCAAGTAATATAATTCCTTTTACAATCGAAGAATACAAAGAATATAAATTAAATAGTCATAGAAGAGATTTAATTTCGGCTCTTGTTCGATCTGTTTACGACAAGCATAATACAAGGCGTGGGAAAATGGATCAGTCATTAAATGATTATAATTTAATTGCACCAATGATAATTGTTGGTGAATCTTCATTTGACGAGACAGCAATCAAAGAAAGAACTATTGTTATTATGTTTTCTAAAAACAATTTGAAAGAAGAATACAATAAATCAATGACATTATTAAAAAACAACTCAGATATACTTTATAAATTAGGAAACTTAATATTAAAAGAAGTAATAAACGTTGAAGATAAAACCATCACTGAAATATATAAAAATTATATAAATTTCAATGATGATTTTCCCGACAGAATAAAATCTAACGTATCAATATCAATGATATCTTATCATATTTTACATAAAATTTTTAGTAAAATTTGTAACATGAAACCTGAAAAAGAAGTTTTTGAAATAATAAAAACTTCTCAAAAAGAATTTAATTTAAATGATGCTCCAATAATCTCAGTTGTAGAAAATACTTTTGAAATTATTTCAAATATGATTGAAGAACAAATATTAAAAGAAAGGTTTGATTATGTATTAAAAGATCAAACAATATGTTTAAGACTTCCAATAGTTTACAATAAAATAACAAAATATATAAAAGAATATAATATTCAATCTGAAGTATATAACAAAAAAAGTTCATTTGCTAGTCAAGTAGAAAGAAGTCAATATTTTATAAGCAAAAATACAGCAATAAGAGCCGAATGGAATAATAAAACACCATCATCTTGTAAGAAGTGTTATGTTTTTGATCTTGAAAAAATAGCTGCATCAATTGATTTTTGTTTATGTCAATCTAATGAAGATATAATTAATGAAGAAAATAAAAATAAAACCCCTTATTTATTCGATAAGGACAAATTTTCTTTAGAAGGAATTAAAAATGATTTACCAATGTTAGATGATTTACCATTGCCGCCTAAAATAAAATAAAAAAGGAATGATAAAAACAATGAAAGAAAAAATGAAAGCAATGATATTAAATTTATTAAAAGAAAGGAGCGAAGGTATAAGCTTCGCTCAAATAGAAGATATGTTTGAAGACAACAATATTAACTATAATGGAGATAATGTTGTTGGTCCATCAAGATATAAAAATATGTATTATTGGATTAATATGTCAGATGAATTTTCAGAGGCAATAATAGAACTTAAAGAAGAAGATAAGATAAAACTTAGTGTTTGTAATGTCATAATATATATGGCAGATGGAAAAATAATTAAATATCCATTAGCAAGAAAAGCCATTCAATATGAAGAGCCGCATTGGCTTCCAGTTATTATAAAAATGAAAGAGGTGAAAATATGAACTTTATAAAATTAAAGCAAATCAATGAAGATGCAAAATTAATCAATTTTTTCTTTTCAGGTCAATTAACAAAAGACTATGAAATAAAAGTTGATTCAAAAAAATTTGAAGTAGATAAACTTAATATTGCTTTAAATCAATTATATGAAAATAGCAAGTTAAGGCAACAATGGGAAGCTAAGAAAGAAGGGAAATTTATTGTTATCAGTCAATTGGATATCAATAAAAATCTTAAAAAAAATTAAAATAGATTTTTAAAACTGAGAAAAAGAGAGGAGATTTTAAAATGTATATTGAATACTGGATCGATAATAAAGATAGCGAAAATGAATTACATTATATGAAGATTTCTAATACTGGAATTATTATTACAGGAATAACAAAAAAAGATACATTTAGACTATTAAAAGAAAGATTAAATCAATTTATTACTGATTTTAAACAATTAAAAACAGTTGAAATTGGTAATATTCAAGAAAAGAATTCGCCTTATGAAGAAAAAATTAATATTATTCCTGAAATTATTAAAAGAGATAGAGATTTTGAGGATTATCTGGAACATAAAATAAGACAAGAAAAAAGAAAGGGGAAATTTACTAATGATAAATGATATAGAAGTTGTAATCTGTCCTGAATGTTTAGAGGTAGATAAAAAAATAAATTGCTTTCTAAGTGAAAATGAATTTCAATGTAATGACTGTAATACAAAATTTACAATGGAAAATAATTATACTGGCAGAATTTCAGATGGATATCATTCATTTAATGAACTGTACTATCATAAAATGATATTATTTTCTACTATTTGTAATATTTATAAAAACAAATCTTGGAAAAGTAAATTTCATCATGACGGAACAATGTATAAAAATCATTTTATAGTTGGAGTATTAACTCCAAAAGGTCATTTTAGTTACCATTTTGAGCTTAAATATTGGGATATGTTTAAAATAGGTATTTATGATAAAGCTCCTAAATGGGATGGTCATGTATCAAAAGATATTGATAGATTGTTGAGTCTATTACCATGAATAATGATCAATTAAAGAGAGAATTCAAAAAGAATTTAAAAATTTTAAAACTATGGAGAATGGGGAATAAAAAAATGTTAGATTATAATTTTTGTGATAAATGTAAAGAAAGTAAAATTGATGATGTTTGCGATATAAGAGAATTCGCAAATGATGACGAAATATATATATGTAATGAATGTATTCAAAAAATGATTGAAAATAAAGAAATTATTGTAAATAATGATATTTTAAATAATGAGTTATTCTCATTTACTAAGAAGGGAATAGAAATTAAAATAAAAGAAATTCAAAAAGAGCTTGAAATCTTAATTAATTATGAAAATAGATACCTTAGAGAACTAAAAGAAATGGAGAAATAAAACAATGAAAAAAAGAATAAAATGCACATATTGTCATAGAGTCCATATAACAAATAAATCAGGATTGTGTTCAGATTGCCAAAAAGAAATTAAAGAAAAACAATTTCTAGAAACAAGGATCATGTCAAATAGATTTTTAAAACTTGAATGGATCGTTTTTGAATTCAATTGGGATAAAAAGAACACTAAGCATTTTTTACAGTTTTCGGAAATGAATCATATAAGACAAGATG